TTAATTTCTACAAAAAAGCCCGAACTTGCAAAAAGTTGAGGGCTTTTTTGTTGGTATGATGTTTTTTTGTTTGCACTTTGTTTGCACCAAATTAATTCTAATTTAGATTAATTCATATATAACATATGTTAGATAACATAAAAAAGCAGGAAATTAATCCTGCTCTTTTTTATATAAAATTTACTAACAGTTTAATATTATTGTAATTATCTAACTTTTTATTTTATTTTAAAATATTCTTTCATTTCTTTTATAATTCTTCTATAATCACTTTTCATTTCTTTTTCATCTAGGTAATCATTAAATTCTACTTTTTCATCATTACTTACAAATGTATGAATGTATGTATTTTCATTAAATTTATATATCATTCCTGTTTTTTCTTCTATAATTTTTATTTCTTTTTCAAATTCATTAAAATTCATTTTGTTTCCTCCTAATTTATTTTTTATTAAAATTTCTAATTCTTCTAATTCTTCAAATGTAGCCATTTCGTTTATAAAAACTCTAGCACGACTTTTATATGTACTATGCTTAGTTTTTTCTTTTCCTTCTTCTGTTGCTCTATATCTCTTGTTAGCTTCATTCTGCTGCTCCTGGGTTTTATAGCCCTTTCTTTTTTTTTCTTCCATTTTATCCTCCTTATATTTGGAGGGGCTTTTTACCCCTCTATTATAATATAATTATCGTATAAACAACTAAATTCATTATTGTTATAAACTCTAAACATTTTATTATTTTGATTATACATTCTGATTAAATGTTCTCTATATTCTCCAGTTACTGTAAATGGTGTTTTTACTTGAGAGCAGTACCCACTATCTAAGTGAGTACATATTATTTTAATTTCATTGTCATTTAAAGCGTTTATTATAATTTTTCTTGTGATCTTTTTCATTTTTACCACTCCTTTTATACTCTATTAAATTTTTTTTCAACTGAGGCAGGTTTCCAAGTACCTGCCATACATTCATCATAATGTTTAGCTATTTCTATTTGTCTTTTTATAACTTCAACATCTTCTCTAGAATGGAACATTTCAAATAAGATTTGATATCCTTCTAATTCAATTGGTTTTGAATTGTATACAAGTTCATCACTTACATATATTTTCCCAGCTTCATCTCTAAAAAATTTAACTCCTAAAAAATTGTGGTTCATTAATTCTTTTAACATTTTCATCACTCCTTGATTTTACTTGATTTTTTATTTAAGAAGTGATATAATCTAAGTAGTTGAGGCTTAGAGTTTCTATCACTCTTAGTTTTACCCCTCTGGGAGAGGGGGATAAATTACTTATCTTTTTTAGTAATTGTAATCGAGAACTGCCAAGAACCAATTACAATTATAAATTTGATTTTCATTTTATCACCTCCTTCCTTCGAGGTACTTCTATAATATCATACTTGTACAGGTATGTCAACACTTTTTTTAATATTTTTTATTTTTTTTCTAATTATCGATAAAATCATACTTTTAAGCAATAAAAAAAGATGGGGTAGTATAAAAACTACCCCTTTATTTTATGATTTTTTTAATCTCCTCCATGTCTTTTTTTAATTCTGATTGATCCTTTTGCATTGCTTCTAATTGGTCCACTATCTTCTGCATAGTAGTCCTATAAATTTCAAATGTCTTGCTATCTTTCCATAGAAAATATAGTAAAATAGCACCTACTACACCATATTCTAGTAAAGTTTTTTCCATATAATCACCTACAATCCTAATATCTTATCCCAAAAATTATAATATTCCTTAGCCTCCTTAGTATGATCTACTATAGCCCTATCTTTATAACCTTCATTTAAGATTTTTTTCTTCCATGAAGTTTCACCAAAACATCTGACAGCTGCATAGAATCTTCTTACAGTTTTGTTATCTACCCCTGTTTCTTGCATAATATGTCTAAATATTTTATCTGCTAAGGTACGATTAATACCTGTATTGTTATAAGAACTATATAAGAAGTCATGTACTATTGCAGCTTTAATATATCGACCAAATGGGTTATATAACCATTGTAAAGAATGAGGCACTGATGCCCCATCCGTTACAAAACCTTTAAAAATTGTTATATCATACCCATTGATAGAATAAACATAATCTGCTAATAATACAGCTTTTCCATTTGAAATTGGCTCAAGTAGAAGTTTAGTTTTTTCCATTTTTGCCTTCTTTAATTCTTTGAAATACAGGTTGAAGTTCCTTGACTACTGCATCAATAGTAGTCTCATTTATAAATATTCTTAGATGTCTTGGTAATTTAGATACAAATTCCTGAACAGCTTTCTTCTTTAACTCTCCAAGACCTTTACCTTGTATCATAAGTTCTTGCTCCAAAGCTTCTTTTCTCACCTCATCTTTTCCTTTATATCTCCAAGATAACAGAAAATAAAACACCAACGAAAATACATAACCTAAAATTTGCCATAATAATTCTTTTTCCATAATTACTACCTCCTAAAATTTAAAATTTATAATTTTGTCTGGCCAGACAATGATTATTTAAAAGCTATCTTATCTGCTCCTTTAATTTGCCAATGCGGACCATCTTTAAAAGTTTCCCAACAATTTCCGCCCCACTCAATACCATACTTTTCTAACAGTCCTGCCTTTTTAGCGATATTATAGATATCTTGATAGTAGTGAAAATCTTTCCAATTTCCTTTATACTCTCCATTCACAATTACACCAATATCCGCTGCATAACCTAGCCCATCAAATTTAATCTGATGATTGGACTTTAATTTATATCCATCTACTTTAGTTACTTTAGATCCTGGAGCAGTTCTGCCTTTTTGATATTCTAAATTTTGCTCTGCTGCTGTTCTAACCCCTGCCGTAATTTTAAAATCCCAAGGACTTATTTTTATAAGCTCTGTCATAAAATTTACCAGGTTTGGATGCACCCCTTTCAGCATTTTTAAACTTGTTTCTGATAATGTATACATTTAAAATCACCTCCTAAAAATGACCTTGTGAAAGCCTGTTTAAGCCAATTAAAAAAAGGTAGCCATATAAAACTACCTTTAATAACTTTAATCCCATTTAATAGCTTCTAATTCTTTAACTGTTGAAACTTCCCTTATTTTCTTAGTTATAGCTGTATATTTGTTTTGTGCAGCAATAACTCTTAATATCCAAGAGAAGTAAATTAGATTTAATTCTCCCAATGAAATAGCTGCAATAGAGTTATCTTTTAATCTCCATTGAGTTGGTAGCGATTTTAAAAGTGGCTTTAATTTTCCAACTTTCATAGCACCTTTTATTTTTGTCTCAAGTTCTGCATCTACAGGAATACCTAAAGTAATTAATGCATCTTTAATTACATCATAATCTTCTATTTCTCCAGCCATATCCAATGCCATCTTGACTCTCATAAAATTAACTTCATCATATTCTTGCATTTGGAATATTTTTCCATTATGCTCATAACTTCCAAACATCTTATCTAGCAGTATTTCTCTAAACTTGTGCCTGAAAGTTCTTTTAACATCTTCCATATCTATATCCCAAGTGTGTGTTACTGTATTCCACGTATGATAAGAGCTTGGCTGTGGAATACTCTTTAATTTCTTATCTTCTATGTACTCTCCTGGAGCTAATTGAACTTCGATATCTTCTTCTATAAGTTCTTCTCTAGTCATTTCTCTTATAGTGTTTGTAGCTTCATCATAAGTTGGATATTTGAAAGCTTCATTTCTTTCAATTACAACATATTCTGAAGGGATAAGTTCTGGATAATCCAGGAATAAATTCCCCTCCATAAACTGCATAACTTCGTCGGCTGTTAAATTAACAGTGAATGCGAGTCTCGATTTTTTCTCTTTTGAATAAATGTAAAACATAACATCTCTCCTTTCAAATGTGAGTAGATTTTCAAATTTATTCAGTTTTTTATATTTAAAATTGTTGATTTGAGAGCTTATTATATAAAATTCTTAGATTTTATATTTAAGAAAAATTATAAAAATAAACTCAAAAGCACAAAATTAAACCTTAAATTCTTTATAAATTTGAAAATCTCTGCAATATTAAATTAAAAAATACCTAATTTTTTCCTAGCATTTATAATGCTATTTCTTATCTCTGTTGGATTAGCTTTAGCTATATAGTGCTTGCTTGTAACTCCGCTACTACTATGATTCGCATAGCTACTAGCCAAGCCTAATCCTGCTAAATTGTTTATTAAATTAATGCTAGTTTTCCTAAGAGTGTGAGGATATAGATCCTCAATATCTAAAATTTTTCCTAGCTTTTTTATTCTATTTCTAATTGCTCCTTGTGTCATCTGCTTATAGATTTTTCCATACTTAGTAACAAAAAACCAATCTACATCTATCCCATTTTCAGCTCTGTACTGTATCCATTCTTTTATAAGTTCTTTGCATTTTTGAAAAAAGAATGCATTAACTATATAACCTTCCTTTTCCTTTACATCTCTAAAGTACCCATTTTCTAAGTCTAATTTTTCCATTTTTAAGCTTTGGATAGCACTAATTCGACAAGCACTGTCTAAGAATAATTCCCATAATATCCTGTCTTGCAAGTCATATTTCTTACTCTCTACTTGCATATATAAACGAACTGTTAAAATTTGCTCAGTTGTAAGAAAATAACTATTTCTAACTTTGTCCTTTTCTGTAAATCTAAGCTTATCTAATTTAGAATCAAATGGATGATATTTAATTTTGTTTCTACGAACACACCAAGCATAAAACGTGCTAATTGCAGTAGTCTTATTCATTAATGTTCTTTTAGAATTGCCTAAACTCCTGCAATAATTCCGATAAGATTCTATGATAGTAGGCATTTCTAGTAACGTTTCTTTGCTTAGAAGTAACTTATTTTTATAAGACTTCTGAAACCACACCAAGAATAGCTTAAAATTGTTACAGTAAGTTTTGTATGTAGTCCCCCAAGTATCCCAATTACTGCTCTTACAACTATTTAAATACTCCAAATAAATTTCCACATTTTCTTTTTTTAGATTTTCTAAAATCATTAATTGCATAATTAAAACCTCCTATTTTTGATAGGTTTATTATACAATTCTTAAATTAATGGAAAATCTACAAAGAAAAAAATACCCATTAATGTATAATGGAGGATCTCCTATACCTGTTGGAACAAGCGGAAAATTACCAGATTATGTTAATTATGATAATATATTAGATTTCTATTTTAAAATTAGATTTAAAGGCGGAGTATCATTTTATGTTGCATTAGATAACTCTACTAATACAAATATAGTCGATTATACTTTATTTAATGGGATTAGATTTGAACTAAATAAAAATACAAACATTTTAAAATTAATAGCAGACCCTAAATCTGAATTTTTATCTATTGATATTTTTAGTAAGTTAACTTAACTTTTCATATTTAATTGCTGCATTTTACCCATTGTAGCCAGCTGTTATAATCCTCTGCTCCTTGATTTACTCTAGTATACATAGTGTTCCCACTTATATATAACTGCACTCTTCTGCCATGATAGAACGAAATTAAAATTCCAGCTGGGTTATTTTCATTATTTGGTCGATTTTTTAATAGAGTACTACTCCATGGCTCGAAGGCTATCGTACAGTCGTTATGAACTACGTTGCAGTCTCCAGACCTTTTAACTTTGATTAAATTTTCCATTCTTATTGGAAAATCTATCAAATTTTAGAAGTGAAACTATAACAATTAATAGTACTAATGGCATTCTAAACCAATCATTTAAATTAATAGCAGCTGGGAAAATTAGAATAATCAGTTTTATGAATATTTTCGTTAAAAATGATTATGAAACAGATTATATTTTGCCCGATTGGTTTTTAAAAAATACTGAAGATGTTAAAGCTTCTTGTGCAAATGGTACTGGGGGCGCTACTGGTGAAGTTGCAGAAATCCATTTTGAACCTTCAACTAAAAAATTGAAATTTTATCCAGCTCTTAGACAAGGGTTTTCTGGAAATCTACAGCTATCAGGTCAAGTTATTTCTGTCACTAAGGATTAACAATAGCTTATATAACTGCTAATTAATTGTTTTAGCTGGATAGCTGATAGTAAAGTAATAAGCCCCTGCATTATCATCTGCTTCAGATTTTGCTAAATTCCCGTTAGCATACAAGAAAAATGTATTAGATTTAGAACTATTTCTATAAGAAGCACTAAAATATAGAGTCTCATTTGGTCTATACTTTTCAGGCAAATTAAAAATAGGTGTGTTAGCTTTATTAAAAAATGCTGTTCCACTGTCAACTATAAGAGTTACCATACCTGCAATCTTATACACTTTTACAAAAGTTGCATTTGGAACGTATAATCTTTCACTTTCAAGTTTAGAGAAATTTTCCAATCTCTTACGATTTTCCCAGATAGACAACTCTTCAAAGTTCCCATCTGGAACACTTACTCTTCTGTTTTGTGCTTCTTTACAAATGTAGAATTTCTTGTTTCCAGGGAAATAATAAACATTACCTTTTACTGCCTCTGTTAAAGGGAATTTCCCATCTTCTTTTCCTAGTGCAGAGACTACTCTGTCATCAATTTCTTGAGCTGTTCCTGTGTATCCTCCCTTTTGTGTATAGTTAGTTTCTAAGAATTCTTTTGTGATGAATAGATCTTTTCCAACTCCTTCCACTACTATAGATTGAGCATTAGATGCGATTAAATTAAGTTTCAATTCTATCTTAAATGGACCGTCGGTTTCAGGCGGTATCCAAGAAGTTTCATCTCCGTCATTCATATAATAGTACATTATCTCTTGCCCATTATCGTTAACAAACACACCTATTTCTCTTGGATAATACCCTGTTCTAAGGCTCACATTATCAATGTTAGTAGTCAAAATAACTGTGTCATGTTCCTGGTTTAGGGTTAATATTCCTTTCTCAACTTTTTGATTAATCAAATGTTCTAGCTCTGCAGGGTTATCATAGTTATCTAATCTACCATCGCCTATTTTAATCTTAGCAAAGTTAATCGGCTTGTTTTCGGCTTGGATTTTAGCCAAGTATTCTCTACCTTTTTTAGTTATTCCATTAAATTTCATTTGCTAATACCTCCTATTATTTGCTTGTATCCTTTTATATAAATAGCATTATTTACACTAAAGTCTTTCTTTTTATTTTCCTTAGTTGCCAATAACATTACTTCTTTAAAGCCAGATATGTAGTACTTAGATGTGTTTATCTGCTTCAGCTCTATATAGTCTAAGTGGCTTCTAACGTTCTTATTAGCTTCTATGTTTTCCATTAATTCTCTGTACTCTTTAGGATCTACTATTTTCTTATTTGTATAGATTCTAAAAGTTCCAGGTCTACCATTGTAAGCAGTCCATTCTTTTACATCAAAGCCTTTGTACAATAGGCCACACACATCTTTTAATACCTTAGTTGTACCCATATTAATCTTAGAAAATATAGCTCTTTTAACTATTTTTTTCTTTTCTTCAAGAGTTGCATTTTTAGCGTATATAGAGTATTCCCATAACAGCATATTAATCTCTTGCTCATTCATTAAATCTATCATTTCAAGCTTTTTTAATTCGCTATTTATGATAGAGTTTCTGCTTCTCAAGACATAGTCTATAGATTCATATATCCATTTTGTTGTAGCATCATCAAGAGTAGATACAGCAGCAATGTCTGTTAATTTCAAGTCATCAATTAATATCATATGTCTTCAACTCCTAGATAATTGATTACTACACTAGCATTACACTTAGCAAATTGATGTGGTTCTAGCTTTTTGTAATTTGGAGATGTTATAACAGTTCTTTTTACTCCAGCGAGTTTTAATCTTTTGATTAGCTCATCTGGAATAATGTCTCTTCCTAACTTATTTTTTTGCCATTCTATGTATTCATTTACTGCTGTTTGTACCTTAGATTTTATAGAGTTGATATTGATTTCATCAGCTTTATTTATGTAATAATCAAATTCAACTTTGTAATCTACAACTTCAGGGCTTTTTATAGTAACCTTATCTGTTAAAGGTCTTATTTCATCAGAATTCACAACCTTTAAAACTTGATTTCTCAATTCTTCAGAAGGAACCCCATCTTTTGTAAGTACATAGATATCAACTTCGCAAGGGTTTGGACTCTTAACAGTAACATCAACTATCTCTGGAGATGTCGATAAAGTCCAAAATACATAAGCCCCAACTGACCCTGCAACAGAAAACGAGCCAGGTACAAGTCTTAATCTCTCTCTATAGACCTCGTCTTCTTCCAAGTCTGTACCACCATTTGAAATAGTTATATTTTCTACTTTAGAAAAGTAAGGATATAAGTCAACCATTGTATTGATGTGTCCAACAGGAATATTATTTCCTATTGTTCCTGGTGTTTTACAGGTTGCAATTCCGTCCACAAACAAAGTATTTTTTGCAATAGAATACTCTTCATTTGTCTCAAAATAAAGGTCATTATACCTGATTAAGCTTCCTTTTGGGATAACTATTTTCTTTTGTTTAGCAGATATGATATGGAATCTAAAAGTAGCTTTAGCATATTGCTCTTCTAGTCTTAATCCTCTATCACCATATCTATCTCCTAACAAATCTAATCTATAATCTCTAGCATATTTTAAGTAATTTTGCTTTAGATTATCATTGTAGTTTTCTTCTCTCATAGCTATGAGATATGCAACACTAGCAAAGATAAGCCCTTCTGGAGAGTATTTAGAGATTTTTCTTCCACTTAACTCTTCGAACTTTTCCTGCATTTGCTGTCTCAGCTCTTCAGCATTAGCATCGATAATTTCATAAGTATCTTCATTCATATAATCACCTCTATCTCTAGCATTATTTCTAAGTCATTATTTTCTAACTTTAAATCTAAGTTTTTAAGCAGTGCCCTTGGTTCATACTTCTTTAAATTAGTCATTAGTAAGCCTATAAGCTTATTCTTAATAACAGGAATATTTTTATCTATCATATCGCTATCTAAAGAAAATTCTCTCATTAGAGGCTGTTCTTCCTTTGTAACTCTTAGTATCATTTGTACATTTCTTACTACATCTTCTATCTCATTTTGTGGGTTATAGTTTATTTCATCTCTAGAATTTATAGAAAATATCATAGTTTAAACACCTTCTTTTGTAGATTTTTTACAGTGCCCTCATACTCAACTCCGAGGATAGTCTTAGCAGTTTGTCTGTACTCTATCTTTTTTTGATACTGTAAAGGGTCATCTACATACTCCAATAGGGTTATATCCAAATTGATATAGTCAAACTCCCCAGTAACCGCATTAAAATGCGATAATGTTTCTTCAATTCCAGTTATCAAAAATGGAAACTCTCCTATCACATGATATCCAAGTATTAGAGGAGCAAATTTCCCTAACTCCATAAAGTCTTTTAACATCTGTAAATGTAAACTAGGAGCTTTTGTAAGTCCCGCTATCAATTCTATCGATAAACTAACTTCCATAAGTTCTCTACCTTGTTGTCTCACTTTACCAATACCATAGATGGGCTCATGTTGAGTTATTTTAGCTTTTCTACTTCTTGATAATTCCTTTTTTAAAGAAAATACATTTAAGTCACTAGCGTAAAAAATTATGTCTCCTAAACTTCCAATCATGATGGACCTCCTGTCTTGCTATTTCCAGGTTGTATTCCTGAGTGAGTATGCTCGTTAAGATTAATATTTCCTAATTTAGCAGTACCTTTAGTATCTGTATTAGATTTAAAAGTAGTATCTCCATCAACAGTTAGTGTTTTTTTAATCTCTACGTCTGCGGTAATAACTACTTTTGTGATAGGAGATAGGGTTAAAACTCCATCTTTGTAAGAATAAAAACCACCATCTGAGAATGTCCTTTTTACTTCTCCTTCAGATATTCCTGATGGTCTCATAGGACAGCCTAAAATATAGCCTTGTTCCATCATATCAGGCAGTGATAGAACTATAACTGTTTGACCTATCTCAAGATGATAATTATCTGAATGAGATTCAGAGAATGGGACCAGGATATTTAACCAATCTGAAATTTTGTTATCCCTGTCAGGAAACATAACTCTTGCTTTACCATTTGCTATGTCTATATCATTTACTTCCCCTTGCTTCAAGATATCCAGCATTCTTACTCACCACCTTTTTATTTTTAGTCTTATTTGCTTTTCTTTTTTCTCTTTCATTTTTTCTAGCTTTCTTCCTAGCTTCTTTTTCTTTTTCCTTCTTATCTCTTTTAGCTTTATCAATTGCTTTTGCTCTCTCTTCTGCATTTTGTCTAGCACCAACTTTAAAAGCTTCAATATCACATGTGTAGTCTCCATCGATATTGTGTGTAACTTTATCAATTACATATCGTCCAGCAAATCTACCAAAACTGTCATCTAGTTCTATAATGCAACCTGCACAGTATTTAACATCTCCATCAACCGTTAAGTTTATAGAGTATTCTTGCTTTAAACTGTCCTTTAAAGTTTTCTCGGCCACTTTCTTAGCTTGAGATTTCCCTTTAGTTTTAATCTTTTTTGTCTTAGCTTTTTTAACTCTTTTTTTAGTTTTTGTTTTATCTGCTTTCTCTTTAAAAGCTATATATCCTCCATCATCAAGCATGTTTTACCTCATTTCTCTTCTCAAGTTCTTCTTTTGTAATTGTCTCAACAATGTGTTTCTTCTTATCTGCATCATAATAACTAACCTCGACTTTGTCGTAAACTCCTTGATTTTTCTTCTTTAGTGTAAAGCTTCTAATACGAAAATCTTTAATATTAAAGATATCGATATTATCGTTATCAATTAATGCATCATCATTAAAGACTATTAGCTTATCATCAGTAACTTTTAAACTTAGAGCTGTTTCAGATAGAACTCTATTTAAAAAACCTAAATCTGTTTCTCTGTCCTGATCTAATCTATCAAAGAAAGCATTATCACAATGTAACTCATAGCTTAACTCATGCTTAGTTGCTATTTTAGATAATAATTCTGATAGAGTTATTTTTTCCCATGCAACACTGTTAACCTGCTCTCTAATAGTTTGGTCTAATGGCAATGCCAGGCATTTCAATGATAATCTTTGGTTATTAAAAGTAGGTTCGTCAACGTAGAAAATTCCAAGGTCTAAGAACTTAGATATCCCATTTTCATTTTGCTGAATCCCAATCAATAGTCTTGAATTCTCATCAGGATACCATTCATTAAGCCATCTATAGTCTAAGTTCTCAACATCTAACTCTAAGTCGTCTACTGCATTTTTTGAGTTATCAGTATAAGTCATAGACGAGATACTTGGCTGTATTTCTTCTGTGATATCAACTCCTTCAAAGAACACTATTATTTTTATATTTCTCGCTATCCCATTTCTATCAGCCTCCTTTTTGCAACAAAAAAAGAGCAGATATTTCACTGCTCTTAGTGTTTGATTAATCAAAATGTGTAATTAAGATTAATTCATTTTTATTATTTCTATGTACTGTCATCTTATCAGTTAAACCTGTTTTATCTAATTCCTGTATCTTCTCAGTTATTAAAAATTGTTCCTTTAATAACTTTTGTTTTAGTTTATTAGCTTCACTTCTTAGATGTTCTAACCCATATTCTCTATTTTTGTATTCAATTTCTTTTACTTCTTTAAAATAATTTTCTAAAAAATCTTTATATTTTTCATATACTCCATACTTCTTGCATAAAGATATTACCATTTCTTTGTATAAAACTGAAATTGCAGAAATATTTCTATAATTTCTTTCTGAATTTTCCTTCTTATATTCTCTTAAATAATCTGATTTTAAATTTATTTTCTCATTCCTACTATACCAATGAATAGTTGCATCTGTTATATTAGTTAGTTTGGCTAAATCTTGAACTTCTATAACAGGAGTACCTTTCCAAGTGGTAGGTTTAACTTCTGAAAAAGGTAATTTCTTTTGTTCTTTTAATGCTTGTTCCATTTTATGAAATTTATTGATATAAGTAGCAGTAAATATTGCTCCTTTTTTACCAGTTAATTTATGAGCTAAAAACTCACAACCTTTTTTAGTTATATCATATCTTTTATTTTTCTTACCAGTGCTATCTTTATATTGCGTTTCTTGAAAAAATTCACTCAGTCCAATTTTGGTCTCAGTAAGATAATCTACATTTTTAGCTATATCTCTTAGCAAATGTCTATGCTCTTTCCCTAACATCTTAGCAACTTCTCTACTATCCAAAACTAACTTTTTTAATTCAAAATTCATTTTCTATCACCTAACTTCCAAACAATAGCTATTGCCTCATTGATAGTTTCAGTATAGAATTTTAAATCATTTACAGTCACTTCATACAAATTTTTAATTTTTTTCATTCTCATAATAAAAATACTCCTTTCAAAATTATAATTGATAGAAGTACTCCCTTATGATATAATAGATTTCATAAGAGGGTAACTTCTTGTGCCAGAACATTTAGGGTTGAGTTTGCCGACACACTCCTAAGTGTTCTATTTTTTTAATAACAAATGAATACCCTGCCTTATAGCTTCTGCTTTTGTTATCCCATTTTTTTCGCAATATTTAAGTAATTCTTTTAAAGTTTCATCATCGATCCTTACTTTAATATCATTAGTTTTTGGACTTCCCATAACAGGTCTACCCATTTTTGAACCCATACCCATCACCTCACTTTTGAGTTCCATAAAACAATTATATACTTTCGGTACTCAAAAGTCAAGAGAAATTTTTTATTTCATAATTTCTTTCATTTTTTGATTATATTCTTTGATGTTTATAGATTTATAGAATTTAAAACATTCAACTAAATATTCAGATGTTGTATAAAAAGAATCTTTTAAAACAAATAAACCTAATTTTTCAACTTCATCTTTATCAATTTTTAATTGTTCTTTAATATTCTTATTCAAATCAAAGAAATATGCTTCTTTTTTCATAAGTAAAATAACAGTGTTACTTCCAGTATATTTTTTTATATCCTCAAAAGTCTTTGCTGTTGTTTCACCTAGTTTTAAGTGTAAACTGGTATCAAAACATATTTTTGATATTTTTTCACCTATTTTAGCCTTAGCAAATTCATCATAGAAGTCAGCTATATCACTCGATTTTAACATTTCCTGTAGTTCTTTAAAATCTTCTTCCGAATAGTCAACAACATTAGTGATGTCTCCCTCAAGTAAAGCAAATCTGTGTTTACAATATTGTCCTTTTTTCCCAGCAGGACAAGTACAAGCACTATGTAAATCATAGTCATCTACTTTCCAAAATGTACATCTGTAAGGTTCTTTTCCTGAGCCTTGAACTAAAAATTTAATCATTTTTTCCATAAAAACTCCTCCTTAACTTTTATGAGGTTTTGTTTTCTTCCCTCTCTCATATTGTATATTAAGTAACAATAAAAGTTAAGATGAATTTTATAAAAGAAAAAGGAAGTTTTAAACTTCCCTTAAATAGTTCCTTCTGCTTTTATTTTAATATCATCAAATTCGTTTAAAAAAGAAAAAAAGTTTTTAAATGCTTCTTGTAATAGCTTAACATCATCACTATCTAAATCATATATTTTATCACCATAGATTCTATATTTTGAAATTTCTCTAATTTTCCTTATTTTTACAAACGCTTTTTCATGGGTTGGATTTTTTTGGTATTTAGTACAATCTATTGTAAATCCACCTCTGTACTTTTTACCAGCTTTTTTACTTGTTATAGGAGCTGCTAATAAAGTACTATCTTTTTTAGATAATTCACTTAATACCAGTGCATAATGCTTTCCTGACATTTCTCCACCAACATTATTAGACTTAAAATCAACTAAATAAACCCCTAAAACCTCATAAGTCATAAATCCCTCCTACAAAAAATTAGGCATATCCTAAGACATGCCTACAACTATCCTTAACTAATAAGGCTTTTTTTCCTACACATCTATCCTTAACTAATAAGGCTTTACTCTAATGAGTGATGTTAACTTATAATATCATAAAAATTTACATGTGTAAAGTTTTTTATTTTATCTTTTCCATGGAGGTAGTTTTGATGTTTCTACAGCTCCTGCGATAGGAGGAATTTCAGGTACTATGATAGGTATATTAGAATCAAATACAGCAATAGATAGTAAATTAAGATTAGCTCTCATAAGTTGATGGAAATACTGTTCTGAGCCATATAATTTATAACTTATCAAGTCCCATGTATCTCCACTAACTGTCTTATAAACCTTTACTTTTTTCATACTATCGCCGTCCTTCTTTTCTTACTTTGTATTTTTTCAAGTACTCTTTCAACTTCTCTAGCAATATCTGAGGCACTTCCAGAACCGCCATTGATGTTGATAGTTATAGTATCTCCACCAACTATAGTTCTTGAGTCATTTGAAATACTTCTAATTCTATCTTTTAGCGATGATACTCTTGAAGACAAAGAACTTCTAGTTTGTGAATTGTTAAGAATTCTAGCTCCACGAGGTAAATTAGTCATAGTTGGGGAATTTACTAAGTAAGAACTATTATTCATTTCTACAAGTTCAGCACCTCTCTCAGCAAGAGTTGTAAGTCCACCGCCAAAGTAGTTAGTACCAGAGTAGTTTTGGGCTACTTCTCCATCTCCTTTAAACCAGTTAAAAGGGTTTAATTTAGAACCAAAGTTTTTAAGGCTTTCCCATTTTTTATTTATCCAGTCAAAGAATCCACTAAAAGCTTCTTTAATCTTATCTATGATAGCAGTAGCACTATTCTTTAGTCCATTCCATGCATTAGATCCTATTTCAAGTAAAGCATTGAATTTATCTTTTATCCATTGCCATGTATTAGTGAAAGCATTTTTTATAGCCTTCCATACAGCATTTACTCCATTTCTGAACCATTCACATTTTTGATATAATACTACAAAAATACCTATAAATGGTATAAATAGAGCCTTATACTCTTTAATCTTAGCCCATACTTTAGCTCCTAACTCCATTAATGCGTGAAATTTATTTTTTATCCAAGTCCAAGTAGCTTTAAACCCTTCTTTTATAGCTTTCCAAGCTTTATCTACTCCTTTTCTAAACCATTCACACTTCTTATAAAGTAGGACAAAAATAGCAATAACCGCTACAATAGCTGCAATTATAAGCCCGACTGGATTAGCTACAAAAGCAGCTTTTAATGCTAAACCAACCATTTTTATAATGCCTATGAATTTACCACCTATAAAAGTCCCTATTTTTACGAATGTTCCAAAAAGTTTACTAGCTAGTGGAAACATTTTCTTTAAAGCAAAGAATACGCCACCTTTACTCTTAAAAGCTCCAAACTTATATAACCAACCTACACCTTTTGCAAATGGCCCTAATAACAGTTTGTTAGCAACCCCCATTCCTAAATTCATTGCAGCGAATCCAGCAACTAATTTGACTATGAAAGCCACTAGCTTAGGATTTTCTTTTATAAAATTAGCTATCTTTCCAGCGAATTCTTTTAAAGTATTTAGAGTTTCTTTAAGCTCAGGAGCTATGCTCTTTCCAATGTCAGCAAGAGCATTAAAAGCATTGTTCCTAAATATCTTCAATTGATTAGTTAAAGTGTTTAATCTGTCTTCATACTCTCCATTAACCTTTTCATTTTCTGATACAGCTTGTTTCGCTTTATCTAATTTCTCCTTAACTCCATCTAAATTTTCCGATAACACTGATAATCCGTTGATTACAGATTTATCACTTCCAAAGATATCACTGATTAACGCTGACTTGTCTGCGACATTAGAGTTTTTAATTTTTTCTAGTACTTTTAAGATAGTTCCCTCAGCATTTTCTGCCATTTCTTTATTTATAGTTCTAGGGTCAAATCCCAATTGTTCTAAAGCAGCTGCTTTATTCTTAGTGTTAGCACCTTGAGAAAGTTCAGAATACAATTTACCTAATACAGTACTTGTCTGTTCTGCAGTCACTCCAGTAGATATAAGAGATGTAGCAAACGCCATATTAGATTCTTTAGATAAGTTTATAGATTTAGCAAATCCTCCAGTTCTTGCCGATACATCTGCTAGTTGTGCAGCTGTAACAGAGTAGTTATTAGACAGCATATTAAGAGTATCCATGTATGAGAAAAGCTCATCTTTAGATAAATTTAATTGCTCTTTTGTTTTGGCCAAGAATGTTCCTGCTTCATCTGTAGAAATATCAAATGCTACTTTCATTTTTCCAGCCATATCTGAATATGCTACTATATCTTCGCCTTTTATTCCAGATTGTGCTAAACTACCTGCTATTTCATTAATTTCTATTTGTGATAGAGGGCCATTTTTAGATAATTCAGCTAGGTCATCATAGTATTTTTCAGCTTCTTTACCTAGAATTTTTCTTAAATCTGCTTGAGACTCTTCTACGTCCATATAGAATTTAACTGGAATAGCTAATGCTGCTCCTGTTGCAGCACCTCTCCTAAGTTGCTCACTTCCTTTTTTAGAGAATTGGTCTCCCATATCAGATATAGCTTGTGCTTTACTTAGATCCTTTTTCAACTTCTCTTGCTTCTTTAGTTCTTCATTAACTTCTTTTAACTTTTTCTTATAACCTTCTAGCTTAATTCCTTCGTTTTCTAAAGCACTTCTTGCTGCTTCAAAGACATGTTTTTGTCTTTCTTTTTGCTTATTTAGTTTATCAACTTGCTTCTCTGCATTCTTAACTTGCTCTTTAAATTCTGCTGTAACATTATTAGATTTAGCGTATGCTTTTCTAAGCTGTTCTAAATTCTTAGCCGCTTTATTGTACTCAGAGTTAGCATTCTTATATGCTTCTGCAACTTTATCTAAATTCTCTAGTTTTTTTTGTGTTTTTACTAAATCTTCTGTAGAGTCTTTTACTTCATTTAAAGATTTAGCTGCTTTAGATAATATAGCCATTGTTTCGTTTGCTCCAGCAACTCCCATTTGCCAAATTAAGCTCATGTCCTTAGCCATCTACTCCACCTCCTTAATCATCATTGTTCTGTCTTTCTTCCTCTTCTTCTACAAACTTATTTGCTCTAGCTATCCAGTAGTCAAGTTCATATAAGCTACAATCCAACATAGAATCGTAGCTTACATTAACTTTAAAATAATTAAGAACTCTTAAAAGCTCTGTTATCATATCCAGATAGATTAAGCACCAGTTTCCTCTGTTACTTCCTCTGTAGTATCCTTCTGAGCCTCTTTGTCTTCCCAACCTTGACTCAAAAAACGTTTTACCCCATTCACCACTTTCAAGTAGTCTATAGATATAAGATTAAGTAAGTCTCCATACTTAACTCCAACTGATTTAGCAGCTACAGTTATAGCCCAAGAGTCTTCTAGTTCTTTTACAGCTCCAGCTTCTTTATTTCTTGCTTTAAATTCTTTTTCACACAGCATAAAATCTTTTCCTGTCATTTCTTCAATATTTATATCTAGTTCATTGAATTCTTTTCCACCGAAATTATATGTTTGTGATAACTTTACTTTCATTTAAGTCCTCCTTAATCTTAATTTAATCCTAAGTATTTTCTAACTGCTTGGTTAGCAAGTCCATGAATTACATTTACATTGTTAAGTACATCTATTTCTATAACTGTTTTTCCACCAATTTCAAGCTTGAAATATGTCACAGATAAGTCTATAGATGTCTCTAATTTTCCGCTAGGCTTCATTTTTAGCCCGTCCATTTTCTTAATTAAACCTTTAAAAGTTGCATCTATTCCATAAACATCTGCACTGTGTGTTTCTCTGTTCGTAGCTTGAGCTGCACCTTTACATTCAATCAAAATAGATTTCCCATTATTAATCGCAAGTATTGACTCATCAACACAATCCATTTTGATTTTAGCTTCTAATTTCTTAAAGTGCCCCATTAAAGGGACTTCTAATTCAGCAGTCAATCCCATTTGCTCAGAAGTAACTGTATCATATTCAATGTTAGGTAATTCTACTTCTGATATTCCAGCAAGGTTATTTGAACCATTGAAATATGTTTCAGCATCTATAAGAGCATTAGGTATTTGTTTTCTTCCCATCTTTTCCCTCCTTATTAAGCTGTTAAGCTTTCAGCAAATTTTTGTAATGCATCAACATCATAAACTTTCTTGAATGTTATAGATTTAGCTCCTGGTATTATTCCAAGTTCTATAGTCCAAGTAATATCTCCATTTATGATATCTATTAAGCTATTATCTTCAGCATAGAAATTAACTTTAGCTGATAGCAGTTGGTCAGCAGCAACAAGAGCATTTAATCTAATATTCATAGATTTCTTCATTGTTTCAGCCATTTTTAAACTGAACTTTTTATCCACATTATTAAAATATGATATAACTAGTTCATTTCCAATGTATTTAAACATTCTACGTCCATAAATGTACTTGTCTTTTGGGTCTGTTGCTAAAGGATTCTTAGCTGTTTCAGAACCCCAGCATCTCCAACCTTTAAAGTTTATAGCAGTAACAACACCATTTTTATTTAAGAAATTGGCTTGTTGCTCCTTATCTAATCTAACTTCTTCATATTTTCCACTTGCATTTTTCCATACAAAAGCGTCCATTTTGTAAGAATAGTTAGAAGGTCCCTGACTTGGAACACCATTGTTTTCCCCATCAACTTTCATAGATAAAGCTGCATAGTGTATAGATTGATAATAAACTTCTCCAGCAAGTTTGATTTTTCCATATAGCAATACTTGGTCATTGCTTAAAACATTATTAGTTTCTTTCCATTCAACAAGCTCGTTATATTTTTTATCCACTGGAGCATTTACCAATGCTATTGCTTCAAACATTCCGCCATTAAGTGTCTTAGCCTTAGTTTCCATGATAGCTGCAACATCACTTTCATGTGAAAAATCAGGAACATCTATAAAAGCAGGTAATTCACTATATTTCAAGAAAATTTCGTTTGCTAATTCTAGCCCTGTTCTTTTCATTGTTGTACTATCAAATCCACCGATAGCTTCTGTTTTTGTAACCTTAGATAAGTCTACTTCTTCATATTCTATATCTACATTATTTCCATCTACAGTTGCATAAATTTCTAATCCTTCAGCTGTGTAAACAGTTCTTGCATCAGATATAACTTGTTTACCTGTTGCATTTTTAACTACTACAGATTCAGGGATTACCTTGTGACTAGGAATTAATACTTTTCCTTTTTCAAGTGCTTTATTAGTCAGTGTTTTCTTAGCTGATTTATGTTTAGTTAAATCTAAAATATTAACTATATAAAGCGGTGCAACGGCATACAATTCAAAGAAAACTTTGATTGCTTGTGATATAGAGAAATCTAAATCATAAGTGTCTCCAAAGTATTGGATAGCTTCCTGATAAGTTCCAATTCTTATCACTTCATTTACTTTTCTATTTTCTGCTTTAACTTTGTGAATTGGTGCTGTTCCAACTATAAAATGCCCATAATCTAAAACTACAGGTAATTGAAAGGCTGTAGCCCCTTCTTGTTGGTATGTACCATGTTTATAACCCATTTCTACCTCCTACTAATTCATCAACTATTGAGTTAAAATATTGATAATCTTTATTGATTTTTGGATACTCTTCCACAGGAATTAATAATCTCCCAAGTAGTGGGTATTTTTCAATAAGTTTTTCAATTTCTTCTCCAAAATATACGGTCCCTCTAACAAAGAGAAACTCAGGTAAATCTAACTTTTTACCTACATAAATATATGTTTTCATTGTTAACCCCTTCCAAGCAGTTTAGCTATTTTTCTCTCTACTACTTCTGATGTGTCAGGTACTCCAAATACTCTAAATCTACAAACAGAGTAAAAATAAGGCTCTGCTTCTGCGGTAAAGTATTCTATTGAAAATGGATATGATTGATCCACAGCAAATTTTCCATCTACTGTACTTTCATTCAGAAACTCCTTTTTCAAGTAATCTCCGATAGATAAGTTATTCAGATAATCTTTTTCACTTTCCATTTTAGTACCTATCCACACTTCTAAATCCACAGGTACATCATAGTTATCTATCCCATTTCTTGTCTGCTCAAACTTAGTAACCCTTAAAATAGCAAAAGGAAAGAGGTCTTTCTCACTCTTTCCTTCTTCTCTATCTTCATGATTAATTTCAGGTAATAACCCATGATATACTGTAACTTTCTTATCTTTCAATTTTTCTACTAAGAAGTCAAATATTAGCTCCTCTACTTCAATTATCATATCCCTATCTCCCTATTTATCTCGTGTTCTAATCTCATTCTGAATTTTTCATCAGCATAGCCTTGTAAATATTCTAGTATTGATAAACTACCAAGCATTTGAGGTGCTGAAACTGACATTAGTCTTTTAATAGTCTCTCTTTTTCTACCATTTTTTGTGATGAATTTACCCGTTCTTTCAAAAGCTCCCAGATGTCCATTTTTATATGCTATAAAAGCGTTTGGTAAAGATTTATACCCTCCTTTTTTTACAGCAGCTTGAACTATTTTTCCTTTTATCCTGGTCTTAGGATTTAGCTTGAAATGGTCTAAACCTATAACTCTACCACTACTTATGATAGAGCCTGTTAAATTACTTTTACTAGTCTTAAAAATATTAACACTACTAAGCAATTTACTTTTTTGTGCAAAATAAGACTCCGTTGTCTTCCTGATTTGCTCAGTTTTTACCATCTCAAGTGAACGATTAATAGCCCTTGAAATACACCCTAGTAACTCACTCTCGTATTTTCCAAGAGTATTGATAACTTCATTTATTCCTGTAGCTTCAACTTTAACTCCTATCATTTTTCATCATACCTCGTTAAGTCTATTTCCAATAGACCCATGTCTTCCTTTGTTTCTTCTACTAAATATCTAACACCATCTACTAAGATTTTTTCTCCAGAATGAGGTGGGTATTTAAAGAAGGACTTTTCTATAAAGAGTGTCATCCCTTCAATAAATAGCCCGTCATTCTCTAAAGATCTAGTTCTGTTTCTCTGCTTGTTCTGAAATCTCTCCTCATCAATAACACAGACAGTTTCTTTTTTTCCTATAGTATGTGTGTCTCCAAACTCTTCTAAGTTCAAAAAAACACTAGCAAGGTCATTAGTAACTTCTTCTTTAAAGCTCATAGTTATGCCTTTTTAGATTTTTTTGAATTTTTATTAGTTTCTTCAACTTCTGTGTTTTCTTCAGCAGTTTCTTCAGCTCCTTCGAGATTTTCAGCTTCTTCAGTAACTTCTTCAGCTTCTACGAGTTCAAGGGATTTAACTCTTTCTATGATATCCGATTCTAAGATATCCACCACTTCACCTGGATTATAAACTATTCCACAGTAAATCAGTGATTGTTTAACTTTTAATTTCATGCTATCCCTCCTTATTTAACTTTTAAAACTTTTATAGCATCAATGTCAAATGGAACAGGTAAAGGTCTTGACTCTGTTCTTACTTCAAGAGTATTGATTTTTGTATCTTCATCTTCAAAAGGTACTCTTTCTGCAACTATTATCCCTTTAGCTATATCTGCTGCAGGTCCATAGTGTAAAGTATTGTTAGATGGTGCAAATAACACTCTTCCTTCTGGAATCATTTTCACTGTGTCATATGTTTTTCCATCTGCTTTTAACACTGAATGTTGAGTTTGATATGAGTAGATAGGGATATTGTAAGGAGCTAAAGTTCCAATATATATAGCTCCACTTGCTAATTCTTTAGGATCTATTTGCCCAAAATTAGCATTTTTAATATCTAGTAATTTAGCTATTTTTTCATTTTGAGTAAATAGTCTTGCTGCAACAGGATCCATAACTATGTGCTCAACTCTTTGCCCTGTAGTTTCACCTATTAAAGTGATTACTGATTCTATATCTCCTGAAATATCTGCATTTGGTTGAGTCCATAATACTGTAGGAGTAATTTCTTGAGGTGTTCCGTACTCTATTTTGTCTTCAACACCTTCTCCTTTTACTACTATTGATCCTTTGAACATTAAGTCAATACACATTAACTCTTCTCTTCTTGAGATTTGTTCTTCAAAGTCTGCGAAAGCTTCTCCAATTAATTTGGCTTTTTTCTCTTCTGGAGATATTCCACCATAGATAGTTTCTCCTGCTGATTTAGCAAAGTAAATTTCTTGTGCAGAGAATGTTTTCTTTGGTGCTACCTTTGGAGCACTGTAGTATTTAGATGCATAACTTCTTTTTACTACTTCTGTTCCTGGTATTAATTCAGATACGAAAGGAGCCACTAATTGTCTACCTTTTCTATACTCAATTTCCCATTTTGGGTATTCATGAGTTTCATGTTTTGAGAAAAACATGTCTCTAATAAATGTCTTTGGTTTTATAACTGATTGGTCATATAGTCCTAAAAATTCTAATAATACTGCCATTAATATCTACCTCCTAATTCTTTTACTATTATTCCTTTATCTCTTGCTTTTTTGATAAAGTCTGATTTTACTGTTGCTGCTTTTAATTCAAGTCCTTCAAAAATAACTTCTCCAAACACTACAACTGTAGTTTTAGTCTTAGCTGTAGTTCCATCAGCTGTTTCTAAAACTATTCCATATAAATCTGTTCCATCAGATAATTCTGCACTTGCATTTACTGCTTGCCCTCTCTTAACTGATTTCCCTTGTGGTACTTCTAATTCCATAACTTTGTGACCTGTACCACTTAATAATTGGTCAACTCCGTACTCATTACCTTTTTCTATAAAGCTCATTTTGTACCTCCTGTCTTTTTATTCATATACTTTAAAATATTACATACTGGTATTCCTGCAACACTTCCTGAACCTTCTTCAGCTCTTGGTGCCACAGGAACAGGTGTTGCTTGACTCTCCTCTTGTATGTTTTTAAGAGTCTCTTTGTTTTTTTCTTTTTTGATATTTAATATTTTTAATGCTAAGTTTGCAGCATCAACTGGTTCTTTGAATTTAGCTGTATTTACAACATCATCAAATCCTGCTATTTCAAGATTTTCAATTGCTTCTATTCTATTTCTTTCTCCTTGGATTGCTGAATTAACTATATTTTCATACAATTCAGGATAATTTGCTTTGAACTTTTCTACAGTCATTTCTTCTGTATTTGTAACTGTATTTTGAGTTGGCTCTGGAGTAGACTCAGGAGCAGGTTCAGAGCCTGGGAAATTCTTAAATTTTGAAATGTCAAATGCTAAACTATTTACAATTAGTAAATTATTGACATTCTGTAGATTTTCCACTTCTTCTATTATCTCATCGATAAACCCATACTCTTTAGCTTCTTCAGCATTAAACCATTTCTCTTCGTCCATAAGTGCAGATAGTTCTTCTTTCGTTTTGCCTTTAGCTTTAGCTAAGTAAGTTTCTAAGATACTATCTTTAACCTTATCTAAAAGAATTCCAGTTTTTTCCAACTCTTGCTTATTTCCATAAGCCCATGTCAATGGATTATGTATCATAAACATAGCATTTTTTGGCATTTTTACAACATCACAAGCACTAGTTATAATCGTTGCTGCACTTGCTGCAAGACCATCTATGAAAGCTGTAACTTTAGCCTTGTGATTTTTTAAAGTGTTTGCTATTGCCACCGCAGCAAATACACTTCCACCAGGTGAATTGATATGTACATTTATATTTTCCACATCACCTAAGTTTCCAATTTCTTCTTTGATTGTTTTGTCACAGACATCGTCCCAATACTCATCAGAACCGATAGTCCCATACATAACAACATCAGCACTTTTTGCTTCTTCATTCTTCGTTATGTTCCAAAACTTCTTTGTCATTTTCGGCATTGTTAATCATCACTCCTTTTTCTTCTAATAATTTGTTTTCCTTTGCTAAGATTCTTACATTTTGCTCAAAATCACCCCCGTTAAGCTCGACAGTTTCTTTTGTTCTAGTAGAGAATCCTTGTTGAACTCTTAAAGTACTTGCTTTAACTTCTTTAAGCGGATCAAGTTGACCTTGGCTCGGTCCATTCCATTGAGCTCCGCTCCAAGCTTTTGTTAGCAATGGATCTTCTCCATAGTTCCTCATATCTACTCTACCTAGCAAATATGCTTCTCTTAACCATTCTTCATATACTACTTGTGTAAAATTGCTAGAGAACCAATCTCTTCTCTTTCTAAACATCTTCCAAGCTTCCAATAAAGCCGCTCTACTTGCTGAATAACTAGCAGTAAAATGCTTAATTAGTAACTCATAAGGAACTTCTAAAGCAGCTCCTATTTGTCTTAAAATTGAAGTAACGAAAGGGTCGAACTGTGCATTTGGTCTGCCTGGATTAGTTGCAACAACCTTTTCTCCAGGATTAAGTCCTTGAACTAAACCTGGTGTTAGTTCTATAGTTTCATCGTTAGAACTATCTATTTGCTCAGTTTCATCTAAGACTTCATGGTCTGCAATATTAGCCCCTTGAGTATTGTCCTTATCACTCTCAATAAATATCGCATACATCCCACTTACCACTGCTGCCATAAGCTCTGCATCGGTATATCTATCCAGTTGCTTCAGTGCTTCAATTACTGGAGATAGAATAGGTATACCTCTGACTTGCTCAGGTCTTTCGGCTAGCATTATGTGTAATATATTCAGTTGTTCCTGCTTTCCATAAACTGAAATAAAGTCCGTTTCTACGTTTCCTGACACATCAAGTGGGTGTTTTCTTGCAACATAATACCCAGAGATTCTATTATTATTGTCGATTTTCACTCCATCAACAATACTCTCATCATTTTGCAATATAGAAGGTGTCATAACTCTATCAGGCTCAATTATTTGTAGCTTTAAACTATATGGATTCTTTGGTGTTTCAAAATAGTTAAATTTTACAAAACATTCACCATTCAAGAGAATTGTTAAGAATACTAGGTCTTGAACCTGGTCAAAATTCAAAACTCCCATCTGTTCAATCTTGTTATCAGCCCACAATTTAAATTCTTTTTCAATAGTAGTTTCAATTGCTTCGGCTTCTTCTTCACTAATCCCTAAAGTTTCATAGTCAATTGCTGATTTTAACTTTAATCCACTTCCGATAACGTTTGAATTGATAGTCTTCATGACTCCTTGAGCAACAGGAGCTCCCATATACAAGTCCCTTGACCTTTCAACTAGCTTTTTTCTGTTCTTGTAGATGTCTTTTTTTACACCTCCACCAGTAGAAATCCAGCCTTTCATAGAACTTTTTGTGGTAGATGCTCCGTGATTAGAATATCCCGTGTTCAGAATTTCTATTTTTTTCCTAGCTACTTCTCTTTCAAGAGCCTTTTTTGGATTAAAAAAAGCAATTGTTTTGTCTAATAAATTCATTTTTCACCTCCTTTTGCAATAAAAAAAGAAGATTAAAACCTATAAATCTCTAGGTATTACTCTTCTTCCTAATTTTTTTCTTCCATTATTATTTAATTTATCAAGTTCACCCTCCCAGAAGGCTCTTCCTTTTCTAATCTCAGATAAATCTTCTCTTACAAGCTCTCTTGTACCAATTTTATAACTTTTTCCAGTTAACACAGCTATTTCTGCCTTTCTATAGACTTCAATCATCTGTGAACACTCTTCTCTAGTGTAATTCAATTTATAAGCTCACTCCTTTCGATAAAACTCTTCTTTTTGATACTTTCGTAGTCTTTTTTGTAGCTTCTACTGTATATTTTTTACTTAAATTTGGATTTGCTATCTTTAATGCAGCATAAGCATAGTTTCTCAAGTCTAGGGGCTCATTTCTCTTAGTTCCAATAACTTTCCAGATAGTTTTTTTAACTCCTTTTTCCCAAACAGTAGTCTTAACTTCAGATGTTAATCCTTTGAAATATGCTTCATCATAGCCCCTGTCTACATTATTTGGAAAGTGCATATACATAGATCCTGGTTCTTCAATTTTTAGTCTAGCAAGTATCGTTTCTTTACCTGTATTTACCCCTAAAGTGAACAATGATATTTGCATTCTATTAGTCCTAGATGGTTTAGATACAAATGCAACACCATCTCCACCTTTACCCTTAATACCAAATACTCTCCTAAACTCCCTAGGTTTAATGTACTGATAAGCTTCTTGAGTATAATGCCCTCCAGTGTCTATACAAGTACAAAGAATTCTTATTTTTTCACCATCTGCATACTCAAACTCTGTTTCCAGAAATCTATCTAGTTGCTCCCACACATCATTTTGACCAGGAGAGCCTATAAATTGCTTATAGTAAATACCCCAAGACTCTTCTCCAAGTCCCCAGCCAACAACTTCAATTTCTAATCTGTCATCTTGAACATCGACTCCAGCAGTTAAAACTTGAACTTGGTCAGGAATTTCTGCAGTATACTCTTCTTTTCTCTTAGAAACATCTAAGAAATCTATCTTTTCCACTTTTTCTTCCCACGTTTGGCCAAGACAGGTATTCGTAAATACCTTCATCATTTGCATATTACCTTTTGCAGCTTTAAACTTTTTTATAATTTCTGGCCAGGTAGAAAAAGGACTATATAATTCTGAAATATGAAAACCTCTAACACTCCAATCGTCCACTTCTTCCTGTGGTTGCCAAATACCATGTATCATATTTCTTTTCCATTCATGCTCGGATGATATTTCTAAGCAATCAGAGCATTTATGTCCTACTGGTTCAAATATTATGTTTCTCCACTCTAATTTTTGGAATGAGCCACATTTTGGACAAGGTATATAAAACTCTTCTTTTGTCGAATTCTCATATTCTTTCTCAACTCTTGAGTCTCCCTTAATGGTTGGTGTGCTAGTTATAACGATTTTCTTATTCCAGAAAGTTTTAGTTCTTTCTATTGCTAGATTTAAAGGGTCTCCTTCTCCTCCAACATCGCTTTTAAATCTGTCTACCTCATCTGCAAGTAAGATTCTAAGAGGTCTACTTGATAACTCTGCTGCTGAATTACTTCCAACTAATGTAATATACCCACCTACAAACTCTTTTTGTAGTTTAGTATCTCTTCCATCAACTTTGTTCAGTATTTTATTTTTAAGTTGCGGTGTACTCTGTATCATGTCATCTAGCCTTGTACTAGAAAAGTCTTCTGCTAAATCTTTAGTTGGCAAAAGATACATGATAGGAGCAGGGTCATAGTCAGCATAATACCCAAAAACATTCAATAAAATTTCAGTCTTAGATAACTGAGCTCCATACATCATCACAATTTTAGATGTTTTTTTATCTGAAATCGCTTTCATAACTTCCCGTTGAAATGGAACCCTGTCAGTTTTCCATCTCCCTGGTTCAGCTGACGTCTTAGAACTTAAAATTCTATATGAATCAGCCCAAGTATCTATAGTCAACTTTGGTGGAGGCTTCAAGGTTTGGAATATGTCAGCAAATAGATTAATTGTTTTTCTTAGACTTGGATTTTCTATTGGATCCTTTTCCTTTGCTTTTTTCATCTTCCACCTCTTCTTCATCTTCCAAGATTATGTTTTTATTTTTAAACAATTCTGGACTATATTCGCTTAATTCCAGCAAAACATCTTCTATAGAACTCAAAACTATATCCTGAATGTCACCCAGATTATCACAACCCACCACCAAAGGTGCTATTTTGTTAGGTACTGCTAACAATTTCCCTTTTAAATTTGTGAGCATAACTGTCATAACTTTTCTAACTATGTCAGCGGAGTGCAGTTCGTTTTTCAATTCTGATATTTTTATAGCTTTCAATTCTATATCTTTAGCTATTTTTTCTGTTTCTTTTTTGAGTTTAACCTCTTTTAAATCTACGTCTACCGAACTAGATTCTCTTAAAAATGCTATAAAGCCTTTTACACTTTCAGCCAATAAATATTTCCCTCTAGTTCCGCTTTTCTTAACAATTTCATCCTTTGCAAGCATCCGAATATATCTGTCTGTAACTCCAAATAATTCTGCAAGTTCAGGACTACTAACTAAATTATCCTTTGTATTCATTTTCAACCCCTTTCGGAACGGAAATGCTTAAATTTTCGACCAATATTCAGATGGAGCTCGGGATTCGCGAGACCCGCTTGACTTTTTTATTTTCTGAAAGAACCTATTTTCACTATTTTGATGATTTTCTTCTTTCGATATGTTCTAAATTTGGCGGAGAGTATAGGACTCGAACCTATAAGTCCATCAGGACAACAGCTTAGCAGACTGCTCATTTACCAATTAATGTAACTCTCCAGTCGAAGGTAGCAAATATCTACCTTTGTGCACTTTGACTCGCATTTTTGTTTATAGCCGATATAATGCTGAAAGTGGGCTAATCAATAAAAAAAACTCCCACAGGCAACGTATTGCACACATTTAAGTGTAATGGGAGTATTGATGTTGGTATCCTGTGCATATTGGATTCTCACCAATGATAGACTAACTCTTCTGCCTATCCAACCTATTAGGTCGATGCACCATATTTGGCTGAGGCTTTTTTAGAGTAGAGCTTCAATAACTACTAGCATAAGCGAGGACTTATACGGAATTTAGAAATCTCAATTTCTACATGCTATCATACTAACACTTTTTCTCTAACCTTTCAATCCCCACTTTTTTACCACTTTTTTACCAGTTTTTTACCTGAATTAAATTTTGAGTTTTAAAATGAAACTCTAATAGTGGGAAAATCCTATTTCTCTTTTGATATACAGTTTTAACAGATATATTAAGTTTTTCAGCTATTTTTTCATAATCAACTCTATCTTTTTTGAAATGATTTTCTAAAAACCCCATTTGAATTAAATCATAATCTTCATTATCTTTTACCATTTCTAAAGCACTATCAATTCTAAAGACCATTTCTTCATACATTTTTATATCTTTAGATATTCTGCTTTTAAGATCTTCTATTCTTTCACACTCTGATTTTATTTCTGAATATCCTTTCCCAGAAACTTTATCTAAACTATATGAATTTAATATCTTAGGATCATTAAGCCTTTCGAAATTGATTTTTATTTTATTCTTATACTTAGAATAACTAATCAATACAGTTTCTATTGCTTTAAATATAATCTTTTGCTCCTGTGTAGCCAATCTACATCACTCCTTTATACACTTTTCCATAAAAAATATCCTGCTATTTGCGCAACATATCCTAGTAATATGTAGAAGTTAATTCTATCTGCATCTTTTTTAGTTTTATTATCATTCATCGCATAATTTATCCCAAATAGCCCTATAACTCCAAAATGAAACATGAAAATAATTATTATTACTCTCACATAAATTTCCATCATCTCACCTCTGTTATTATATTTCCTAAGATTTCTAGCTTCATACCTTCTGAAGCATACACCTCTTGCATATACTTAGAAAATTCAATTTTCTTTGCTTCTAATTCATCATCAGTCATGCATTTTTCTTTAAAAATGTGACTATTTATTATCCTTACTTGATTCCCATCTTTTACTCTTAATTCTTGTAAATATTCAATCATTATATTCGCTCCTTACACTTCATTAACGTAACTAGGTATTTTATAAAAACCCTTAATATTTTCAAAAGCTTCAACCATTTCAGAATCATAATCATAAAAATCGTCATCATCATCTAAATCAATATTTTTTTCTTTTGCTTCAGCTATTTTTAATAAATTAAGTAATTGTGTATAAGGATTTTCATCGCCTTCAAATTCGTTATACATTACAAAATAATACTCTCCTAAAAATGCTCCACACTTCTCAAAACATTCTTTTGAATTTGGATATTTTTTTATAAAGTCATCTATGTCTTTTTTATTATAATTTTTTACATCAGCTGTCATACTCATACTAATTCCACTCCTTCCCTATTCTTTGCATATTCTTTTGCCACTTTCCCCAATAACAGTCTAATATGTCATCTTTTGTATAGCCTAGTTTTACAGAAAGAGTTAACAAGCTACTGAAAAACCATCTAAATTTGTTATCTAGTAAATCGTACATTAATCCAGTAAAATATGCTCCAGCATAATACCCTGGAAAAATTTCAAATTCTTCACAATAATACTCTATTTGAAATCTACCATCTCTGCTTTTATAATTTATCAGTTGTGCAAAAAAGAAATAAACGTCAGTCAGCTCTTCTAGTTCTTTATCTCTATTATATTCCTTAGTTTTCCAAGTCTTGTGACTGTGTTTTGTCTCCTCATTAAGTTCAATTAATTCTGCTATTAAAGATAATTTAATATCTCTAAGTGTTCTTTCTCTAACATTATTCAAACTTTCATCTAAATATTTTTGAAGATTTAATATATCCTCAAAAGTTTCAGGTCTTTTAAATTCCATTATCTCACTTCCTCATTTAATCTTTTCTTAATAATATCTATATTTTTTTCTATCAACTCAATTCCTATTCCATACATTCCTAATTCTTTAGCAACAATTAAAGTAGTCCCACTTCCTAGAAATATATCTAATACAATTCCATTACATGGACAACCTGCAGATATACATCTTTTAGCAAGTTCTTTTGGAAAAGTTGAAAAATGAGCTTCTTTTATCCCAACAGTTCCAATACTCCAAACTGTCCTCATATTTCTACCTTTTTCACTTACAATATTTATCCATTCTTTACCTTCTCTCATTCCACATTTACTTTTACCTGCTTCCAAATATTTATGGGAGTTAGGTATTTTTCCATCTTTAAAAGAGTTTAAAGTTTTATCTGCATAAGGTTCATACAGTTTATTAAAATAATATTTTTCTTTTTTACAAAAAAAGAATACTTCCTCATAGTCATTGGTAAATCTATCTTTTACACTCTCTGGCATTACATTTGTTTTTTGCCAGATAATTTTATTTCTGAGAATCCAACCTCTATTAATCATTTCTAACATAAACATTGCTGGTATTCCAACAAGACTTTTCTTTTTGGCCATGCATTTTGTTTTCTTTAAATTTTTATCTTTAACATCCTTATAAAAACCTCTTCTTCCTAATGTACTAACGCTATTACTATGACTATAGCTATCTCCTAAATTTACAAATAAGGTTCCTGTATCTTTGAGAACTCTATGACATTCATCAAAAATATTACAAAGATTTTGAATGAATTCTGCAGGTGTTTCTTCTAAACCTAATTGTCTATTATCACCATAATCTCTTAATCTCCAATATGGAGGAGAAGTGACTATACAATCTATAGAATTAGATTTTATTTTTTTTATTTCTTCTCTTACATCTCCATGCATTATTTCCATTTATTCTTCCACCCAATCAGCTATGTCTTGTATATAATTTCCATTATTTTCACATCTGCAACACTCTACACATTCTTTATTTATTATTTCTAAAGTAGTTTCATAAATTTCTTCCATTCCAATTCTGTTAAAATCTACATCTACATATCCACCAATTCCCATTCTAAAATTTAAACAACCACACTTTTTACACTTCCACATTTTCCCCTCCTAATCCCATTTATTAAAAAACCATTGTACGATTATAGCCCATATTATTGTAATTCCTGTTACTACTAACGCCGCAATAGGAATTAACAATAAAAGCATTATTATTTTTTTTAATATCATCTTAGTCTCCTATTTTGCTATTTTTTGTAATTGAAAATGCTAATATTTTGTAACAATCTTTGCATACTAAATAAACTCTATCCCCATTCAAAAAATTAAAAGTTAATTTTTCTCTTATCCACTTAGTATTTTTGTGACTACAATTTATTTGTTTTATTTTCATTTTATTTTCCACAATCCTTTTTCAATCATATATTTTCTTGGGTCATCATCTAATACTACTCCACAATCAGCACATATAACTTTAAGTTCATCTTCTTTTTTTGAAGTAAACGGATAAATTGTTCCTGCCAAAGTTGCTTTTTCATGTCTACAGCCATTTTTTGAATGTTTATTATTTTCGATTTTATTCTCTCTCACTTTACTCCAAAAGTCTTTATATTCCTTAGATTCCAAAACTTGCTTAGCTTCGTCAGAGAATAAAAAATAATTTCCTAAATCATATCTCTCATTGTCTAAATCATTTCCATAGTCTTGTGTTTTCTCAACTCTTGAATTGTTTATATAAAAATATATTCCTTTAAATTTTCTCATTGGATCCCTCCTCGAACCAATAGCTAAAACTAAGGCTGCAAATAATTCTTTATCATCAGCATGCACCAGCTTCCTCCAATCTTATGACACTATCATCAACTTCTTTTAACCACATAACTTTAAAATCTTCAAATGTATTAACTACATCGGTTATCATAGACTTCAGGACTACTCCTATCATGTTTCTTTTGTGTGAATTAATAGTTCCAAACATCATTATCACTAGAAACATTGTTCTAAGAAGTTCTAAATTATCTCCTGTTTCAGTATGGCCACATTCTGCAAATACCTCATCTAAAATTTTAATGACATCTTTTTCAACTTTATAATTAATCTGATTCTTAAATTTATCAATAATTTTATCAGAAACTTTTATGGTTCTTGTCAAAATAGCTTTATAATATCTATTTAGAACCATACCATCTTTATCCCAAAGTTCTCTGTTAATTTTCAAGTACTTATTAATTAAATACATAAGAGTAATTCCTTGCATATCTCCATCTTTATGTACAACTCTTATTTTTTTCATAGCTCCTCCAACAAATATCCTAGATATTCATAAGCTTTCTTATAATCTTCTATTCCGTTTTTCTTTCTGGCTCTCATTACATATTTGAGAATATTTCCAACACAAACAGCTTCTTTTCCTTTCATATCTTTTGTAACTTCAAAAATAACATCTTTTACTTCAATCCCTAAATCACCAAGCATATAATGTTTTGGAGATTTAACATTATCTACTTCAGAAGTTTCAACAGTTTCTTGAGTCCCGTTTTCAATAATTTTTAATATTCTATTTTTAAGTCTTTCACTAGCTTCCAATTTCCCATTTTCTAAATGAGATAAATAAGGTTGTGTCACATCAATTTTCTCAGCAAATTCCTTTTGATCTATATTATTATTTACTCTATATTCTTTTACTCTTTTTCCTAAACTCATTTTTTATCCTCCTAAACATGCTTTTAACATCATATAAGCATCTGCAACATCATCACTATCTGCTATTTTTCCTGTAAACTCACTAAATTTATTCATCATAAATTCTTTTTGTTCTTTTCTCTCAAGTGGCAAATTATCAAATTTATTTTTCCAAAACACTGCTGGGACTAATAATAAACCTATATTTAATTTTTTTAGATTATATGTAAGCATTCCTCTTATCTCAGATAAAATAGAAATTATACTAGAATTCAATCCTAAATATGTATCTTCAATAATAACTAAATCTATTGCTGCACCTTTTATCTTTTTTGAAGTTTCTAATACTTTTACTATTTCATTAATAATTAAATATCCTCTTTCTCTAAAATCTTCTAGATCAGCTTTTATAGTTTTCCATCTTACAATTTTCCCTTTACAAGAATAAGCAATACCAACTGATCTAGTAGCTAAATCAACACTCAAAACATTTATATTTTTGATATTAGAAGGAATAGAAACTTGATTTTTAGGTTGCTTCACTAATCTGTTTCTTTCTTTTAATTTTAGTTCAGTTTGAATTCTCTTCATTTTCTTTCTTTGAACTATATCTATACAGGTTCCTTTTCTAATTTGATTGAGAGTGGCCATCTGAATATTCTTAGTTTCAATAAACTCAATATCATAGCAGTAATTAGTTTTTTCTTTAAATAGATACTTAATAACATAAAATTCTTCATCGTTTTTATTTTTAAATCTTTTATCTACTATTTCATTGACATCTATTTTTTTCCCCATATTTTTACTCCATTTTTATTTATATAAAGCTTCTTCATTTTTTCTATAAATCTTATATAAATTCCTTAAATACTCCTGTGCTTGTGGTTTTAAGTGTTCAAAATGCCATTTATGTTTTTTTACTAAATTTAGTAATTCTTGAGAAGAATTTGCAGATAAACACATATACCAGAACTCTATTATTTGCATTTTTGCTCCTTTTTATTTTAATATACCTATTTAGTATAATTTATTTTTTTCTTTTAATACCAATACTTGTATTTTTATTTAATATAATTGTTTATTTTTTTAGTATAAACAGGTAACCATTTTAAATATCCATTTTATCAAAAGAGTAACCTGTTTTTAAAAAAGTAACTTTTAAGGTAGCCCTAACAAAGTTAGATTTTACCTGCAAAGTAACCCGGTAGCCCTATTTTTTACTTTTCCTCGCGTAAGAGGGGTATATATTAATTTTTAACTATATATATATAAATATATGTCTCTATTTTTCATTTTTTTTTGGTTACCGGGTTACTATTCCTATTTCTTCTATATTTGAAGTGGCTACCTGCAAAGTTACTCGTGGTTACTAAGGTTACTATTCCCATTTTTTCACACTTTACTTAACTATTTTAAACTTAACAATCTTACAATTTTTAGTTTCTTGGCTAAAAGGATCTATTTTTATTTTCTTTTGTTCGTTGGTTGAAATAATGAATTCTTCTTCTATTAGCTGCTTTCTTAAAGTATTCATATCTAATAACTCAAGAGTAGAATTAGTTTTTCTTTTTTGCTCATCGATAGCTGTATAAAGAAGTTGAAATCTAGCCCAATGTTCCTTAGGAGTTGATACATAAAAACTTTCTAAATTTTCTATCCCTGCATCTTCAACTAATTTTAAGAGTTCAATAAAATTATCAGTAGTTGTATACTCTTTTGAAAAATCTGTATTTAAAAAACTTACAAAATTACTTATAATTTTCATATCTATCTTTAAAACTCTTGAAAGGGCTTTAAAACCTTTTAACAAACAATTTAGGTTATATAGTTGCCTTTCATCTTTTACTTTACTTAAAATAGTACTGTCAGTAACTATAACACCATTTTCAAGTCTATCCATTAGAGTAGTTTTACCAAGTTTTTCTAAAATATCAGTATTTTTGAGTTTCTTATAAATTTCAAAATCACCTTTGTTCTTTTTGGTAAGACTTGTACTTATCATTCTATTTTGAATACTCACATCACTTAATTTTGTTTCTCCCGAGATAATCAATGGAGTACACAGATGGAACTCAGCTAATTTATTAGTTGTATTTCCTTGATTTATAATCTTGTTATCATAAACAGATCTAATAGTTGAATATAAATCATTCATTTTCTCAAGTTGGAATTTACCAGTTATTTTAACCTCATCTATAGCCCAAGGTGTTATATTTGAGCAGCTGCTAAAACTTCTTATTTGGTGATTAGATAAGGTTGATAAACTTTTTATATTTTCCCTTCCACCAAATAAAATTCTTGAAATAAACTCAACATATTCAGTTTTTCCTATGCTCGTTGTCCCAGAAACTTCTAGGATAGGATAAGTTCCTTGAGTATGAAATCTACCTAATGCCCAGCAGATTCCTAATAAAGATTGATTTACATCACTTCTCATATGAATTAAATTTTTTTCAAGCCATTCTTTATCTTCTGTTGTCAAGGCTCCTATTTCAGAAATTTTTGTAATTTTTAAATCTCTTTTATCACAAACAACATCTGAATCTTCATCATAGTATTTACCATTTCTTATTCCATAGTATTCTATTTCTTCAATATACTTTTCCTGATTTTCTTCCTTTAACCAATCTATAAATTTTGGAATAGTTGAAGGACTAGCTAAATACACTCCCATAGCTTCAGCTATCCCTTTTATAGATAAAAGATCAGATATTCTAGCCTTAAACTTTCTCTCTCTTCCATTATTTATAGCTTTACCTATTAAAAAATTTTCAGAAAAAGCTTCTACCTCAACTAAGAAATTACTAACTCTAACAGTTTCTTCTCCGCCATAATAGTTATATCCACCATCATCAATTTTAAAATTTCTAAATCCAGTTTTTATTTGACTACATGATTCTAATAGATATTTATATACCTTATCTTTTCCATTTTTCACTAGAACTTCATTTACATCTTTTTTCTTGTAGAAATAAGTCTTATAAAGTGGAATTAATAAATCTCTTAATTCATGTACTATTCTTTTTCTTGCTTCTACTCCAGCTTCATCATCATCAGTAGCTATTATTATTTTTTGAAATTTACTAAGCCAATTTTTTTGCATTTTGATACATTTAATATTTGTAGCTCCAGAAGGCAATGAAACAGTGTTTTCTACTCCAGCTTCTAAAGCACTAAGTAAATCTATTTCACCTTCCACAATTACTAAATATTCAAAATCTGTTATATTTTGCCAATTTAAAAGATAGTCTAAGCAACTACCTTTCTCACTCCATAGCTTTTTATCTAAACTTCTGTATTTAATCCCAACAACTGTCTCTCCATTAGTAACAGGTATCATCATACTTTCATGAGTACCCATTCTATAAAGTTTATTGATATTATTTTCGTTTTCTATACCTCTACTTTTTAGATATTCAAGCCATTTTTTATTTAATTTTTTTGAGTTATTTATTAAAGAAGAAAAATCATAAATTCTCTTTTCTTCTGTTTTTTCTTCTATTCCACTAATATTTAACTCTTTTTGTATCTCTGGAAATTCACTTATATGTCCACTTTTTCCAGTTGAGTGGCACATATATTTTCCACTATTTACATTTACAGAAAAACAAGGATTATCTTTTTTAACTTTTTGGCAGACTGGACAGTAATCCAGTCTTGCCTCATCTCCATAATGCTTTATTTTCATTTTGATTCCCCTCCATTAAAACGGGAATTCTTCAGGTAATTCCTCATTCTTTTCTTCTGTTTTTTCTTCTGATTGATAGTTATTAGGTCTTTCAACAGGAGTAACATTTTCAAATTTCTTTTTAAATCTTTCATATATTTCTGGATTCTTTTTGTTTTGAATTTCATCAGCTGTTTTCTTACTCTGAATATCATAATATCCAATGATGTTATATCTTAAAAAATCTCCATTTAAACTAACTTCTACTATTACACCAATTTTTTTATCTGCAAGTGCTGGAATAAAAACTTTGTTTGGGCTTTCAATTGGAACCAGGTCCTTATTTTTTAATTTACATAAGTAAGTTAATTTATTTAATTTTTTTCTAGCATATTCATTTTCAGTTCCATCAGCTTTTCTAAAAAATTCAACTGGATAAAAATATTGTTCTTCATCAGTTTTTAAAACTAACTTAAGCCCTTGAGATTGAGATCCATTCTTTCCACTTATTATTAAAGCTTCCTCAATAGTGCAGTTATAAACTCCACTCTTATTTACTGTTTTACTACCTTCTTTAGTTTCTTCTCTTAAATCTTCTTCATTTTCTGTCCATAAATTCATAATGTTTTTCCTCCTATCATTAATTAAAATATTCATTTGATTTTTGTATCACATAGTTTAAGTCATTAGGAATTCTTAATTCATCAAACATTCCTTTAGGACTTTTACAAGTGTCGTTGCCATTGTTTTGAGTTCTAAAATAATAAACTCCATCTTCAATTTCTGTTGCTAAAACTATAGTGAATCTACCTTCCAATCCAACCTTATCATCAATTAATTTTCCTATAGTCTTTGCTTTTTTTCTTCCATCATCTGTAACTTCTATATGTTGTAAAAAGATTACATTTATGTCTTCTCTCATAGAATTAGCTTTATCAACTAAGTTATAGAAGTTTTGTCCTATCTCGGTAAATTTTTCAAAACCTTTTTCTTTAGCTCTTCTCATAAATTCATTTGCCATGATATATTGAGAATCATCTATGATAATATTTTTAATTTCTTTCTCTTTATCTAAAGTGCTTAAGATTTTCATAATTATTTCAGGTCTATCACTTATAAATCTATTACCTTTTGGATTTTCTTTACTTCTTAAAGAATATCTTTTTTTAAAACTTTTGAATGGCAAAGGTTTATCAACAGCTTGAATAATAAAAGTTTCTTTTTCGTTTAAGTTTTCAATGCTTGTAGATTTACCTGTTCCACTTTCTCCAAGAACCATTATCATGTTTGCCATATTTATCACTTCCTAATTAATGAGATTAATTTTCCAATAAGTTTCTTTGTTGCTTCTATATCTTCTAAGCTATCATGAGCTTTTAATTCAATCCCAAAGTGCTTGCACCAAGTTTCAAGTTTATTATTTTCTAAAACTGGTAATACTTCAGCTATTTGTAATAATCTAATTGAGTACAAAGGATCTAACATAGAAGAATCTAAATAACTAAATAAGAAATTATTACCATGTCTTTGAAAAAAGGCTTTTAATATATCAACATCAAACCTTACGTTGTATCCAGCAACAATAAATTTGTCTGTTCTATCATATTTATCTATATACTTATCAAGAAGATTTATAAATTGTTTATAAACTTCTTTTTCTTCAACATATTTATCTGTTTTTAGTTCCTCTAATGTTCTTCCTTGAACTTCTAAAGCTTTTTCAGTTACTTCTGAATTTTCAAAAGGTTTTATGTAAAAATTAAATTTTTCTACATCTTTTTTATCAATTCTTATTATTCCTGAAAGTTGTATTAGTGCAGCTTTTTCTGGATTAACTCCACCTGTTTCTGTATCTATAAAAATTATCTTATTCATTTATCCTCCTTACTTTATATTTAAACTATTCTTTTCTACTATATTTGCACCTTGAACATTTTCTCCAGCTTCAATAGCTTTCTTAATTTCAGTTTTTGAGATTTTTTCTTTTGTTTCTATCTCAATAAACTTTTTATCTATTAAGCTTTCATCATAGATATTTACTGATTTTGATTTTCTTAAACTTAAATTTCCAAGTTCAGTTTCTATTTTAGTAATTCCCATCATTTCCATATTTCTAACTATGTATTCTTTTCTACTATTTATTTGATTAGAAATAGATTTTTTTAAAGCTTGAAGTCTTTTTATTTCTTCATCAACTCCATTTAACATTGCTTCAGAGTTTTTAAAAGATTTGATTATTCCTGCTCCTTTTGTTTGCAATTGTAATTTTAATTCTTGTTCTAAAATATCAATCACACCATCATCTTTTACTTCTCCAGTTTCTTCATCTATACAACTTAAAAATAATTCATCTAAAGCTCTCATTTCACTTGTTATTTCATATAATTTCATTATTCTTCCTCCCATTCTAAATCATCATAAGCATATCTAACTGCTCTATCTATAATTTCTTGTCTTGATAAACCACTTTCTTCAACCATTTCATCGATATACTCAAGAGTTGAATATCTAACTCTTACTACTTCAGTAAGTCTTCCAGCGACTCTCTTTTCTCTTTTCTTTGGTAATGTAAACATACTCTCTAGCTCCTCTCCTTATTCCATCATCGATAAAGGCATAACGATATAGTCAACCTTATCTTTACTAAACTTAACAGCACATTTATTATTTTTTCCTAATGCTAAATCAAACTTACTATTTTTAGTCCATTTGAACCACAAGTCTAAGTATTTACAGTCTAAATTAGTTACTAAACTTGTTTTATCGTTCACTAGCTCCAATATTTCTAAAACTAACTTAGAGTTTTCATTTGGATAAGCTTCAACTATTACTTTTCCATTTTCAAACTCAAAGTATTTCTTGTAACACTCTTGTCCAGCTGGAGTTTTTAACATCTTCCAAACTACGTTTTCGGCAAAATTTACTGATGGAAATGCTTCCGTATAAGTTTCATAATCTAACCCTTCTCTAACTGTAGCAATATTTGGAACTTTCACATCTTTCATAGGCTCATATTCTGTTACTTCAATACCTACTTGAATTGCAAGTTTCCCATCTTTAAGTACTGCTAAAGATTTAGCTTTTTTCAACACATCTAGCACATCATACATAAGAGCATTACCTGTATTGGTTCCAGGTAAATCTTCATGAGTATCTTTAATCGATGCAAGTCTATAAGTATCAGTAAATCCAACATACTTTCCAGCAACTATCAATCCTTTAAGTTCTCCACTTTTAGCAATACTAGCAAAATGATTTAAAACTTTTATATCGTCTTCTCCCAAAACTAGAACTTGCTTTCCCGTGTTTTTAGAATTGTAATCATTTATATTCATTTCTTCTCCTTCCTTAATTCAGCTAACTTAATTCTTATTTTTGCTATATTCAATCCTGTTTTTGTAAGCTCTGGAACAGAGCTAATTAATCTACATTTGTTCAGAACTTTTAATTCGTTTCTAGTCACACAAATTAAATTGTCCACATCAAGATTAGTTTTATCTCCATCAGCGAAGATAATTACAGAGCCTCTTGGAATCTTCTTTTTATGATGTTGTTCCCATACGATTCTATGTTTTAAAGCCCATTCTCTTGGATCTGCTATTTTTATAAGGGTATAACCATCTATATCAATTCTTTCACTTCCAATTGGTTTCCAATTCTTTGGCTTATTACCTTTTTTGAAAGAAGTTTTGTTAGCTCCCATATACCCCTTCTTCCCCTTATTCCACGGGATAGATCCTTTTTTATAAAGGCAACCTCCTGTTCCAGTATGAATTTTCTTTCTACTAAGAAGGCTTTTTATTATTTCTGCAGTTACATCTAAATTAAATTTTTTATTGAAAAGCTCCGTTACTTCTTTATATGTTTTCTGAGGAGTAACTTCTTTTAAGAATTCAATCATTTCATCAGTGTATTTTTTCATAATCTATCCCTCTAGCATTTTAGGTAGTTTAGCTGTTGCATCCATCATGTCATCTTTAAACTTTGCTGCTTTCAAAGCTAACTCGCCGTTACTAATAATTACAGTTGCGAGTTTTATCATAGTTTCGCTCCTACTAATTTCCTTCTCTAACTCTTCTTCTGAAATATTTTCTTTACTAAGTTTATCCATTTGTTCAAATAATTTTGAGTTTAGATCGCTTAATGTATTCATATACAATCCTCCTTATCCATTAAATCCTTTCCATTCCCATAATTCACCTTTACTATCTCTAACTTTATACTTTAGATTTAGATCAGAAATTACAGTTTTTATCATTGAACTTTTTCTACCCAGCTTCACAGCCAATTCTTTTAATGTCATGTTTGCAGCATTTTCTTTCAGAAAATTTATTTCAGCAGCATTTAATTCATAATTTTTTTTATCAAAGATACCTTTTCCAGTTAAAATTTTTCTGATTCTACTTTCACTTGTGTGATATTTTTCCATTATCTTTGCTATCGAAACTCCATTATTATAATCTATAACTATGTTTTCTTTATCTTCTTCACTAAGTACTTTTCTTTGATTTAAAAGTTCTAATTCATTTTGTTTTAAAATTCTTTTAAGTCTAGCATCTCCTAAATCAAAATATTTTTTTAATTTATCAAAAGAAAAACCTTCTTGTATTTTTGATTTTAATTCAATTAAATTTACAGAATTGTCCCTTGCTATTTTTATATCACCAATTAAGTTTATTTTACATTCTCTGCATATCCTGCCAAATTTTGAATAAGTACATTTTACTTTTTCAGCTAATTTAGAGTAATGTAATAAAGGATTTGATAAGATTAATTTTTCTAAAAAATCCTTTTTAACTCCTCTTATTTCTTCTATTGAAAGAAATAATTTTTTTGCTAAGACAGAAGATTTTTCTTTCAAATGTTCTATTATATATTGTTGTTCAAACTCCTTATCTCTTCTTTCTTCAATAATTTTATCAGCTTCACATTCAATCATTTTTTTTATAAACATGCTATCATATGGATAACCCATTTCATTAGCTACCTTATCTATTTCATAAATTCCATAATTATCAAATAATTCACAAAACAATTCTTTTTGTAACTCTTTAATATCTGAAGCATCCATTTGTAATCTCTGACCTAATGTTTTATGTTTTTTCATGAGATTATTTTTTATGTAATCTCTTAAAAAAGCATCGTTTTTTAAAGATATTGTATTCATCCTAACCTCCCACGATATTTTTATACTTCTCCTTCACACTTGATTTATCAATATTTACATAAATCATAGTTGTATTTATGTTTTGATGTCCTAGAACCTGTTGAATTTCTTCTACATCCATCCCTTTTTTTAAGGCCATTGTTGCAAATGTCCTTCTGAATCTGTGAGGGTGTACATTTTCAACAGCAGCTCTAGTTGCGATTGATTTTAATACTCTTCTAAGCCCTTCTGTATCAATCTTATTACCAGGAACTTGGTTCCTGTAACATTTATACATGATTCCATCGGCAACCCACAAATATGGAGTATTGAAATTTCCTCTTTCACTAATGTATTTTTTAATTGCTAAAGCAGCAACCGTGCTTATGAATGCAACTCCTTCTTTGTTCCCTTTTCTAACAACCTTGATTTCATTTTTTTCAAAATCAATATCTCTAATTTTTATGTTAGCTATCTCAGTTGCACGAATAGCACTAGATATCAGAACTTCTAAAATTGCTTTTTCCATTGAGTTTTTACAAGCCATTCTGAGTTTTTCTAACTCTAATTGTGAGAAAGCATATTTTTCAGTTTTTTGACCTTTAACTTTTTTAATCTTTTTAACTGGGTTAATTGTGATGAATTCTTCTTCATTTAAGAAGGAAAAGAAGGAATTTAGAATTCTTCTAATATTATCTACAGATACTGCTTTTTGCTGATTTTTTTCTCTTTCAACAGCTAAGTAAAGCCTAATATCATCTGTCGTAACATTTAAAAAAGATTTTCTTACATACAATGAAAACAGCTCAAGACAGTTTTTATAGTAAGTTAAGCTTTTATCACTTAAATTCTCGGCTTTCTTTGTTAAAAAGAATCTTTTCCAAAGTTCTGCATTAGTCCTATCCGAGATAACTATTTCATATTTTTTTGAAACGATATCATAGTCTTTCAAATTAATTATTATGATATTTTTTATCTTTTCTATTTCTTCAGAACTAAAATCTCCGCTTTTGTCTATCTCAAAAGTTATTTGATTTAAAATTCCATTTTTTATATCTTCCATATCTATTCCTTTCTAAAAAAGCAAATTGTTAAAAGTAAACCAGCTACCAAAAGTTTCTCCAGTCAAAGCATTTTTGTTCTCACATTTAGCAGTAGCTCCAGCAAGAGTTAGTTGTATGTATGCCATTTGTATTGCATTCTCATCTAAATCGCTGCAAACGACTAGTATATTTTTCTGATAGTTAATTCCTTTATCTTTCAAAACTGCTAATAGTCCTAAAAGTAAGCAACCTGATCCGCATGCTGAGTCAGTTATTTTTATCCTACCTTCTTCTAATTTTTTAATCGCATCAGCAGCTTGAGTTTCAGCCATCATTTTAGCTAAATGAAATGGAGTAAAAAACTGTCCTTTCATCTTGTTATGTACGCCTAATTGATGATGTATTTTCCCCAAATAATCATCAATTCCTTTTTCTTCAAAAAGCATTACTAGCTCTGCATGACATTCATAAAACATTTGCATAGTTTTAGCTCCATGCTTCTCTTCTAACCTTTTAAATTTATCTTCTCTATCTTCATATCCATCTCTGTTGCAAGAATTGGCATACGCGTAGAACATAGATTTTATCCAATCAAAGAAGATTTCATCATAGTTATATTTTTGGTCCGTACTTTGAATCTTCTTTACTATATTATTTATTGAGATTTCCATCTTTTTTCTCCTTCCAGTCCATTTCTTCAGCTTCTTTCTTTTCTTTATATAACTTAATTGCCATACCTTTTGCACTGTAATTTCTAAGACCAAGGACTTTTTCACGACTTCTTTTTTTGTATGCTGCATTCTGTTTAGATTTTTCTCTCCAGTACTGTTTTTCACAAACAGCACTACAGTACTTAACTCTTTTATCTTTAAAATCAGTGACATGGACATGAGTTCCGCAGTAAGCACAAACAAACTCACGAGGACAGTCTACATTGCTATAAAATTGATTAACTTTTATTCCCACACTTAATCACCTACATACATTCCATCTCTATGAGAAATTAAACATGGCATTTGTACTGTTTTTTCAGGTGCTTTTAAATCTATGAAATTTAAAACTGTCGCATATCCTCTAGCCAATCTCACATCTATGATAAAATCATTTCCTTTTATAATTAGTCCAGGATCTATAAGTTCTCTAGTTGGATCATAATTTATATTGGCTGCACACTTATAGAAGTTGTAAGTATCTATTCTATATTTGTCTTTAATAAAAATCTCTGTTACATCAGCATAACTTCTATTATTGTTTTGAAGTTCACTTAATACGAAATTTAGTAAATTAATAGTGATCATATTTCCTCCTTGAATTTTTAGTAAATTCGAGATATAATCTAGGTGAAATATTACCTAGATATTTTCTCTTAAACATCTGATTTGGTTTGGTCGCCTGGTTCAGATGTTTTTTCTTTTTTATAGCTTTTTCCATTCAGAAAATTTAACCAATGAGCTTTTATAATTAAGTAAGCTCCTCTTTCATTCTCTTCATTTTTCTTTTTGTAGATGCAGCCAGGAACTTCATTAGCTCTTATCAAAGAGTAGACATCATCTTTATTTAACTCTCCGTCAGATAAGGCTACTGCTTCATCTACTGATATTTTGTAATTAGCCATTTTGTACCTCCTTTTTAATTGTTTAATTTTATTAATTGCTCTATGATATCCAAGCACTCATTTTCAACAAAGGCTAAATTGTTACAAGGCTCACTATCGAAATGGTTTGTATCAAACCCGATGTAATAAGCCTTATCTTTATAATCTTTAAATCTATATCCACTATAAGTTAATCCCCCGTGGCACTCAATATCGTTGATATTGTCATAGTGTTGCTCGAAATAAATATGATCTTTCTTTACTTCTACATATCCGCAATACCAACTAGAAAATCCGTTATCTGTATGAGTGATAACATAGCTAGACCCTTTAAATATTCCCACTTTCATAATTTCTAAATTCATTTTTTTATCCTCCTTCAAAATAGATCTCCAAAGTCATATAGCTCTACATATTTGCAGTAGAACTTCCAGATTAAATTGATTAACCATTTTGCCTTAGATTTTATATCCTTTAATGAGTAGATTAGCCATACAGCTTTATATTTCACTACATCTATAAGAGTTGCTTTTTTATTTACTTTTAAAAGTTCTCTTGCTGCTATTTCACTTCTAGTCATTTTCTCCCTCCCAAAGTTCTAATATTTCTATTATTTTTAGAGCTCTTTTTAAGCTCAATCCTTTTAACTCTGCTCTACCCCAATATTTATCCAAGATTTTGTTATTTAGCATTTTTTCCTCCTATTTTCCGCAGTACCAAAATTGATCCTTGAAACCTTTTATAACTTCAATTCCAAATATATTTTTTATTTTTTTCATTTTCATATCCTCCTTTAATGCTTCATACCAGCATAAATTTTTTCTAAATTTTCTAATGCTACATCTTTCATTTCATGTTTACTAACCACCAAAACATCTTTGATATTTGAGTACCAAATTTCAGCTATTTTCTTATTAGAATAGTGGTTGTAGTCAATTCCTAAAAAGTCCATTTGCATTTTTTTACTCAACATTACAAGTCCAAATATTAATCTTGCTTCATGATTTTTAAAATATAAATCTTCCATTTTTTTCTTCTCTCCTTATTTTGTGCTATAATCATCTCTAAGGAGGTGATTACTTTGAAAATGGATATTGATTGCATTAGAGACATATTATTGCAAGCTGAAGAAAAATCTTTTATGGCTTCTAGAAGATATAATCCTACTCCTGAGGAAAAAGAAGAAGATGACAAAAATTTTCCTTATATTGCAAATTATGAATCTGATAAACTCTTTTATCATGTTAACCTTGCTGATGAACTTGGATTAATAAAAGTAAATAAAACCCTAGGTGGAACAGCAGTTTATGATTTGTCAGCACAAGGTCATCTATTTTTAGCTGATATAAGAGAAGAAAATGTTTGGAATAAAACTAAAGAAATTTCTAAACAAGTTGGTGCTTCTTCTCTTGACACAGTAAAACAAATTGCTGTAAATGTTGTTTCTTCACTTATCAGTGGATATTTCCAAAAGTGATATATCCTTAAATTCAATGATTACACTTTCATTTATTCCGTTTGATGTGTAATCATTTTTTATTTCTACTTTCAAAATATTCTTGTACTCTCTTCCATCAATTTCCACTTTTGAAACTTCATTTTCTTTTTTTGATATTTTTATTTCCATACTCCTCCTTTCTTTTTTGTTTACTTTAAGTGTCTAAAAAGTTTAAAAAAATATTTTTTCTCTTTCTTTTTCATTAAGCTTTAAAAGTTCAGATATTTTTTTAACTTCTGAAACCTTAAATTCATTTTCTCCATTCACTTTTTTTCTCATTCCAAAAGGACTCAAATTCAATTGTTTAGCAATCCAATTAAAACGATATCCGCTCTCTTCAATTTTCTTTTTTAATAACTCTGTTTCAATCATAAGAAACCTCCTTTCTTTTTTTGTTTACTTTAAGTGTCTAACACAATATAACATATCGTTCTCTTAAAGTCAACATATTTTTTTAAAAAAATAAAAAAAAGTTGCTTTTTAGTGACTAATGTTATATAATTCAATTAATAAAAGCTAGGAGGTAAAATTTATGACACTTGGTGAAAAGGTTAAATTGAAAAGAGAAGAATTAAATCTTTCGCAAGAAGAATTAGCTGAAAAAATGAATTACAAATCAAAAACATCTATACATAAAATAGAGGTTGGAATTACTGATCTTCCTTTATCAAAAGTAAAAGAATTAGCTGCTGTTTTAAAAACAACACCAGCTTATTTGATGGGGTGGGAAGAAGATAAATCACAAGAAAAAGAAAATAATATAATATCTCAACTAACAGATGAAGAATTAGCAAAATTAGAAAAATTTAAGAATATGTCAACAGTAATGTTTATGAATGAAGGGAACGATATTTCTGATGAAGATAAGGAAACTCTAGCAACAGCTTATGCAGAAGTATTAATTTCACAAAGGAAGAAGTGATGCGTAATGACTACAAAGTCTATAATAAATGCTGCTCTAAAACTTCGTAAAGAATATGGTAATATATATAATTTAATAAAAGATAAAGGGATTATATTAAAATATGTAGATTTAGATAGTAGTATTAGGGGTTTATCAGTTGATAATGTTATTTTTATTAATTCAAGTATTTCAAATTTTGAAAAAGACTTTGTCATAGCTCATGAAGTTGGACATTATGAATTTCATGATGATTCTATAAGACAATTTAGTAAGATTGAAGCTTTTAAAGGTTCAAGGGAAGAAACACAGGCTAATTTATTTGCTACTGTATTTTTACGGGCGAAATATAAAGACTGTGATAATAATGATGAGATTCAAAAAATCATTAATTATGTTTGGTGTAATTATTTAAATATATATAAATAAAAAAGGAGAGTTTTTATGAAAAACAAGTTATTTACATTATTCATTTTGGTTAGTTTATTAGCTTTTGCACATCCAGGGAGAACTGATGCAAATGGAGGGCATTATGATAGAAAAAATGGAACCTATCATTATCATCACGGATACCCTGCTCATGACCACCCAAATGGTGTCTGTCCTTACGAAAGTACAAAATCTGCAAAAAGTAATAATAAAACAATGTCTAAAGCAGAAATTAAAAAGAACTTAGCTACTCTTGGTTATACGGGTAAAAATGCTATTGCTGAGTTTCAAAGAGATAACGGACTTACTGCAGATGGAGTTGCAGGAAAAAAGACTATTAATAAGATTAGAGAAAAATTAGGAAATAATTAATAAAAAAATACCCCCGCAGTGCATTGTGACTGCACTATAGGGGCTAAAAGAGTGTGTTCTCTTTTGTTTCGTAATTAGATTATAACACACTCTCTTAAAGTACGTCAAATTAAAAGGAGTGTGATTTTTTTATGAGAGCAGCAAATGGAATGGGAACTGTTTTTAAACTATCTGGAAATAGGAGAAAACCTTGGGCTTTATTAGGACCTAAATATTACAGTACAGAAGAAAAAAGATATAAGAGAGATTTTATAGCTTGTTTTAAAACTCAAAAAGAAGCTGAAACTTATAAATTAGCTTTATTTACAAATAACCTTGAAATGTTAGAAAATACAGGAGTAAAAATTACTAAGAAAAAAGAAAAAGGAATAACATTTGAAGAGTTATATAGGTTATGGATTAAGTCTAAAGAAGATGTTAAATCAGGAACAAAATCAAACTATGAAACTAATTTTAAAAGAAGTAAAAAGTTATATGGCTTAGAAATAGCTAAAATCAATGGTATTATGCTACAAAACATCTTTTATAGTTTGGATCTAACTAATAGTACATTAAGATTATTAAGAAGTTTTTGGTCTAATATATGGGACTTTGCAATTCTAAATGATATGGCCACTAAGAACTATGCTAAGTTTTTAAAATTACCAGTTCAAGAAAAAGGTAACAAGACTGGGGATAGAGAAAGACCAATCAGTAAGGAAGAGTTACAAGTTTTATGGGATAACTTATATAATTATGATGTAGACAAGTATAGAATTATAGATATGGTATTAATCTTATGTTATACAGGGCTTAGAATAAGTGAGTTATTAAAAGTGAATAGAAAAAATATCTATCTAAAAGATTATTACTTTGAAATAGAAGCGTCTAAGAGTAAAGCTGGAATAAGAAAAGTACCAATAGCAGATAAAATACTAGAGCTTTTTAAGAATAGATATTTTAGTAAAGATAAACATTTATGGCAGAGACTTGATGGTTTAGAATATGATTATGATTCTTTTGATAATCATTTCAGAATATTGTTTAGAGATATGGGCTTATCATATCATAGCTTACACGATACTAGACATACATTCGCAAGTCTATTATCAGATACTGTAGCAGATAAAGATGCAATTATTAAAATGATAGGACATTCTAGCTATAAAACTACATCTGAGGTTTATGTACATAAGAACCTCAAGAAGTTAAAAGAAGCTGTTGACGAGATATAAAATAACAGTATATAAAATTTATAGTTATCATTAAAGTGTTTGCACTTTGTTAACATCTAATTCAAATTAATCCAATTTATCCTACACTTAAATTTTGAATTAATGGTATTTAGCATACTTTAGAAATCATATTTTAAAAATAGTTTAATTTCTACAAAAAAGCCCGAACTTGCAAAAAGTTAAGGGCTTTTTTGTTGGTATGATATTTTTTGTTTCCATTTTGTTACCACTAAATTTAGTTTTTATAACTTGACTTTACAGTATTAATTAGTTAAAATTAATTAAACAAATATCTTTCTCAATGTAGGGGATAACATTGAATTGATACAATTATGTTTCTCAATGTACAGCTAAACATTGATGATACAAATATCTTTCTCAATGTAGGGGATAATATTGAATTGAGCAATGTAAAAGCCCTAAGAAAACTTGGGGCTTTATTTATACCAGTAAATTATTCATTTACTATTTCTATTTTACTTTCTTTAAAATATTTTGATAATTTTTTGAATATTGAATATATAGTATGACATTCTCTTTTTAAATTTTTCTACTCCTTCTCTTTTAGATAATTCTTCAACTAATTTACAAATAGGTATTTCTTTTAATTCTATAATTTTACTTCTAATCAAAAGAAAAAGAGAGTTAAAAACTCTCTTAATTTTAATCCTCTTTATATTTTTTATATGCTTTTTTCATTTCTTTAGTAGATTTTTCTAAATTTGTATCTTTTAAATTCTCTATATTTTTGATAACACTCTTTAGTTATTTAGTTCTTTCCTTAAAAAATTCTTTCCAGTAAGGATTTTCTTTATCAAAAATTTCTTTTTCCTCAGGAGTTAAATTATATGGATAATCTGCAAATAAATTAAAGATTTTTATCTTATCAAAACTAAACATATACTTACCAATAGAATCTAAATCATCTATCCACCATATTTTATCGTTTTTATTTTGTTTATAAAAGTCACTGAGCATATTTATTTTTTCTTTTTTATCTTCTGATAGCCCCCATTTCTTAAAAGCTTCATTACAAGCTTTTTCATAATCATCTAATTGTTTTTTGATTTCTTCTTTAGGTAAAGAGAAATCAATAATTAACTCATCTGGAACTAAAATATCTTCACTCATTTTCCCTCCAATATATTCTCTCAATTTATTTTTTATTCAC